AAAATGCACTACCTTTGCACCGTCATTTGGTAAAGTTATACAAAAGTCGTGTCCGAAAACGGCTACCAGCGGAAGCGTCTGCGGTTACATTATAACTCAAAGATATAGTGTAGAATTTCTATCTAAATTGGTGTTTGCAAGAAATTCGCTGCAAAGGTACGTAAAAAATATAACTTTACCAAATGATTTTTAATAGTAAAATATCAAAAACAAATAAGTATGGAAAAATTTATGATTAGAAAGTGGTTGCTTTCTATGTTTGAAGGTGAGGAGCGAATCCTGCCTGCAAGCAAAATGAAGTACCAGAATGTAAAGGCTTCTACAAGCCAGATGAAGACACTCGGATATGGAGAGTGGAAAGTAAGCAAAAAACGCTTAGGCGATTACACACGGATAATACGTATCAAATAGCACGACTATGACAGCACAACAAGCAATCGAAATGGTCAAGGGGTGGCTTAAGACACCGCTCCTGCCAAACAAAGCCAACAACCCGCTGATAGCAGCCGCCAACGATGGCATTTTGGCAGCACAGAAAGAGATACGTTCTATTCTCGAAACATACGAACTCACAAAGGAGGACTGAGACAATGAAAACCAAGCGTATTATCAACGGCATAATTTGGGCGGCAATCTGCATAGTCTTATGTACAGGCGTAACTATCGAATGGTACTCACAGGGTTGCGGGGCGTCGAGCCTCATAGCAGGCATAGCGATGTACACATCGGTCAATGCGGCAATAGCATTCGGAATAGACCAGACCATACAAGGCAAATAATTAAAACACACAAGAACATTTACAACAAAATGTATAACAGTAATCATCCCGACAAATGAAAACAATCAAACTCATCCGTATGGAACTGCGGAACTTTAAGGGTGTAGCCCAAGCCGAATATGACTTCGGAGACCGTGCCGACATTAGTGGCGGAAACGGAAGTGGCAAATCGACAATCTTCGAGGCGTACCTGTGGTGTCTCTTCGACAAGAACCCCGTTGGCAACACCCCTAAGGTTCAGCCCTACGACACAGCCAACGAAATCAAACACCAACTCACCACCTCCGTTCGTCTTTACATCGAACTCGACGGCAATCCACTCATCGTGGAACGTACGCTCAAAGAGGAATGGGTCAAACCCCGTGGCACTACCGAACTCGTCTGCAAAGGCACAAAGAGCGAGTACGCCGTCAACGAAGTGCCTATGAGCAAAGCACAGTACAATGCCAAACTTGCGGACATACTGCCGCTCGACAAATGGTTTATCCTCTCCTCCATCGGTATCATACCCGCCATGGAACAGAAGACTTGTCGTGCCGCCTTGCAGGCTATTGCTCCAGCGATAGACGAGCGTGCGCTTGCCAAGCCCTATCCGGCAGTGGCAGAGGCACTGAGCGAGGGGCGGAGCATAGATGAGTTGCAGGCTATCACGAAGAAAAGCCGCACGGCGAGTAAGCAGGAGTTGGACGGCATACCTGCCGCCATTGACGCACAAGACAGACTGCGTGTGGAGGACGACTTCAATAAGGCAGAGGCGGAGTTGCAGGTGGTAGAGAGCGACCTTGAGGCACTGAAAGCGGAGATGGGGAGCCTACAGACGGCGGGCATAGACGAAGACGCACAACGCCGAGCCGAAGAGCAACGCAGGGCATTGGCGACCCTCAACGGCAGGATAGCCGAATGGGAGTTAACGGCGGAGGACACCTACAACACACAGCGCAGGCAACTGAACAATCATCAGAGCCAACTGCAAGCAGAGGCGGAGAGCATAGCGCAGCGCATAGAGATGCACAAGCGGCGTGCAGAGTCATACCTGTGGTACATAGAGGGCGAGAAAAAGAACATAGTCGGTCTGCGTGAGGAGTGGATGCAGAAGAATGCGGAGGTGTATCAAGAGCCGGCGATAGAGAGCGTCTGCCCCACCTGCGGACAGCCATTGCCCGAAGCGCAAGTGAACGAGGCGAGAGCCAAAGCGCAGCGGGTATGGAACGAGCGTAAGGTAGCCGCCCTGCAAGCCATTCAAGAGAGAGCCGAGATAAGCAAGCGGAACATCGAGGGTTTTGCCGAGCAGAACGAGCAAGACGCAGCGCAAGACAAAGCAGACGCCGCCCGCTTGCAGGTGCTGAGAGAGCAGGTGGCAGCCTACGAAGCCAAGATGAGCTACCTGCGCAAACCCGAGCAGGTGTTGCAGGCAGCCGAAGAGTATCAAGCCGCCTGCCAGCAGCGTGATGAACTGCTATCGGCACTCAATGCTCCCAAGACCTCGCAATCCGACAGCCGTCAAGAGCGCATAGCCGACATCAAACGACAGATAGCCGAGCGGATGGGTAAGCGCGACGAACTGATGGTGCGCATTGCGGGCAGAGAGACGAACAAGCGTATCGACCAAGAGCGTGCACGGTTGGAAGAGCGGCAGCGCAACCTTGCCGACACTATAGCGCAAGCCGAGGGCGTGGAACAGCAAATCCTCGCCTACCGCAAAGCCAAAATTATGGCGGTCGAAAACGGTATATCCTCGCTATTCACTATGGTGCGCTGGAAAATGTACGAACCAAACGTAACCAACGACGGCGAGAAAGAGATATGCCAAGCCATCATCAACGGCATACCCTACGACCAGCAGAACCGCGCCACACAGGTGAACGCCGCTATCGACATCGTCAACGGCTTCGCCAAAGCCTACGAGGTCAGCTTGCCACTCTTCATCGACAACGCCGAGTCCGTTACCGACATTATCCCCACCAACGGACAATGCATTACGATGACAGTGGTCAAGAATAAACAATTAGAACTCACTAATTATCACAAATAACTTGCGTGTCTGAAATAATAGTGCGTACTTTGCTACGCGTAATAGAATACGCTAATAATCAATAAATTAAACATTCACAACAATGGACAACAACAAACAAATGGCAGTCAGTCCTGTCGCAAAAATGGAGGTCGTGTACAACACCCTCGGTCAAGAAATCAAACTCAACGCCAACATTGTTCGCCAGTACCTCACCAAAGGCAACGGCAATGTAACCGACCAAGAAATCCTGCAGTTCATCTCAATCTGCAAGTACCAACAACTCAACCCATTCCTCAACGAAGCCTACCTTGTCAAGTTTGCCAACAACAGAGGAGGTGAGGATAACGCATCAATCATTGTCAGCAAGGAAGCCTTTATGAAACGCGCCGAGGGCTGCGCAGAGTACCGCGGATTCCGTGCAGGCTTAATCCTCAAGCGCGGCACGGAGGTAGTGTACGAAGAGGGAGAGTTCATGCGGGACGGCGATGTACTCCTTGGTGGCTGGGCAGAGGTCTATCGCAAAGACCGCGACTACCCGGTCAAAGCCTTTGTGAACCTCAAAGATTATGATAAGGGACGCAGTACTTGGAACGCTATCAAATGCACTATGATACGCAAAGTAGCCATTGTACACGCCCTGCGCGAGGCATTCCCAACACAACTCGGTGCTATGTACACTATGGACGAGCAACACCAAGTAGAGGATATCGCCTACGAGGAGGCAGCCAATGAACAGCGTGTACAACAGAACGCCAACACCGAAGAACTCCCCGACGAAGAAACGGCTCCGGAGAAACCAAAAGCAGAAAAGCCTGCTGAAGCGCAAATGCCTGATGTATTCGCTGGAATGTAAATGCAACTCACGGTTTTAAATAGTGGCTCAACGGGCAATGGGTATGTCCTGCAAAACGGCACAGAAGCACTTGTGTTAGAGTGCGGAGTTCCGCGGAAGGACTGCCTTGCTGCCCTTGGCTGGCGTACAAGCCGCGTAGTTGGCTGTCTGCTTACACACGAACACGGCGACCACTCCAAGTACGTGCGCGACTACTCCCAACTGATACCAGTCTATACCTCACAAGGCACAGCGGAATCATTAGGACAGACGCGGCTGCATACACTTGATCCGCTCAAAACAGTACACCTCGGCGGTTTTGCCGTTAGACCAATCCCAGCCCAACACGATGCCGCAGAGCCTTTCGCATACATCATTGACCACCACGACATGGGTCGCCTGCTCTTTGCCACCGACACTTACTATCTCCGCTACCGTATCCCGCACCTCAACCACCTCATGGTGGAATGCAACTACTCGCTGCCTATTCTCAATGCGAATATCGAAGCAGGGCTTGTGCCCGCCGCACTCAAAGAGCGCACGCTCAACAGCCACATGTCTCTCGAACACCTCCGCGAAATGCTTTCCGCCAACGACCTTACACGCGTTGCACAGATAGTACTTATCCATTTATCTGCCCGAAATGCCGATAAATCTGCGTTCTGCCGCGAGATAATCGCCGCCACAGGCAAAACTACCATCGCTGCCACTAAAGGGCTTCAAATCGAACTCAACACTACTCCGTTCTAACAATGAAACGAACAAACTAAAAACTTTCATGCTTATGGACAACAATCTTAACAGCACAACATCTGCAAGTCAGGAATTACGAATTAAATGGTGGTTCTTGCACAACCCGGGTAGAGAAATAACCAGTCTTGACGCATTAAGGTTATTCGGCAGTATGGAGTTTCCCAAACGTGTCTCCACGTTGGTGGCGCAAGGGTTGCCCATCAGCCGCGACAAGACGATACAGACGGCAAACAACAAGCGCGTAAAAGCCTACTATATCACCGAGGAGAATGCAGCAAAGTATATGGCTGCAAATAATATTGCATTATGAAAAAGAAACGTAATATCAATTCGCCGTGGCTATTGGGAATGTCTGATGTATGTACCTACCTTGGAGACATCGACGAGCGGACACTCAAGAAAGCGTTTATCAACAAAGGGCTGCATCCACGGAGCAGTCTCGGAAAACTTAACTACTACCACAAAGATGATGTGGACAAGTTCCTTGCTGAACACAACGAATGGCAAGAGGTCAAATGAAAGAGGAATATCTAAAAACATACGCTTGGATGAACATCTTGCGAGGTGGTGTACTGCGGGATGTCTATGCGCTCATCTATCAACTCGAACACGACGGACGGCGCAAAGGTACGGTGAAAATTAGTATAGGCTACATCAGCGAGCGGTTAGGATACAGCAATCAAAGAAACGTGCAACGTGCTATTGCGGAGTTGAAAGAAATGGGATTGTTGGAGGTCGAATACGGGAATGGAAAAAGGAGTATCTTTAAGACACAGACCCCTGCTAATATAGCACCCCTTACAGAGGGTACAGACCCCCGACAATTTAGCACCCCCGACAATTTAGCACCCCTGACAAATCAGCACCCCTCCCCTGCTAAAATAGCACCCCTTACACCTTATATAACTAAAGATAACAGAGTAGATAATTCTTCTTCATCGCCTGCGTGCGCACGTGAGAGGTTGCAAAAATGGTTTGAGGAAAGCAGCATAAAAGAGTGGGCAAATATGCTGCTCCAACGTAACCATTTCGACAAAGACACCACCTCACTACTGGACGATTTCTTCGACAACGATTTCGAGGTGCGTGAAGACTGCGAACAGAGCAGGAGAATGGAGGTGCTGAAACATTTTCAAAACTGGCTACCGAAATACATCAACAAACTAAAAAATGAAAACAACAATGAGCAACATAGCAACATACGTGCAACAGCCAACAGAACTCCAGCCGACACAACCGAAGGAAAGCCTTATAGCAGAATATCGCAACTTGCGAACACCAAGTTTGATATTGAGTAGCATATGCTGCCGCAACTACGAGGAAGTGCTAACCTCAAACCACCCAACACTTGCAGAAATGGTGCAACGCAGTAAAAATAACAATGCTTTCGTACTCTCGTATATCTCCGCGGCTATCGTCTCCTACCTCGACTTCATCGGACGCAGGCAGACCATGGACGACCGACAAGTGGCAGAGACAGCCGAACTCATACTCTCCGAGTACGCCACACTCAAGTTTGACGACATCGCGCTCTTTATTCGCCTTTGTAAACTTTCCCACTTTGGCAAACTCTACGACATCAACGGAGCAGTCCTCCTACAATGGCTGCTAACCTACATCCAAGAGCGCAGCCGAGCCGCCAACCGTCTTTATGAGCAACGCGAGAAAGCACGCAAAGAAGCAGAGCAACACAAATGGGAAGAAGAATGGCAGGCAATGTCCCCAACCGAGCGCGAACAATACAACAATCAGTTCTCTATAATCGTCGAAAACATAGCAAAGCAGAAATCTATCCACAAGAAGAAAAAAGATAATAACCGACAGAAAATTATGCTGGAGGTGATAGCCGACAATGAAGATTTGTACGACCATATGCCGCAAGAAAAGGCGGACGAACTGATAATGGCAAAAATAAATGCAAAACTGAAAGAAAACAAATAACTAAACAACTATGGCACTTACACAATCAAAAATGACCGCTCAATTAGAGCAGGCGATAATGCTCATTGACGATGTGCGCAACGCACTCGAAAACGAACACCCCGCCATACACCAAGACCTCGTGGAGGTACGGTGGTTCAACACGGCAGAGGTACAACCAGCCAACGAGCAAAAGGTAATAGTCCGCACGCAGACAGGCGAGGTCTATTTCCTCACATACCCGTTCAACCATACCAAGTACCCAATGTGGTGGGTGATACCACAGAATAACGAATAACCCGCAAAATTTAACTTCTGACGCACGATAATCATAAAAAGGTAAGATTATACAACCCGAACAAAATTGTGCGGCAGAAACAAAAAAAACAAACACAGCAATGAGAAATGAAACCGAATTACGGAACGCGCTAAAGGAGTTAGAATCGCGAATTGACCTACACAGGGAAAGCTCCTACAATAGCATAATAATAGCAGAGGTGCACGCACTCAAGTTCGCCCTTGGCGAGGTGTGCTCATTATAAATGAGCAAAACAATAACCTATAAAACAACAAAGATTATGGCAACAATCATTTATAACACAGACATCGACATCGATACCGACGATGTCATTGAGAAAATCCCCACGGAAGAATTAGTAGAAGAATTATACATAAGGTGGCAGGAGGAATATAATAATGATGCACGAAACGCCATCGAGAAACTATTGTCCGAACACTATTCGCAACAATGTAGATGTGTACAGGATAAGTTCGACAGCAGTTCCACCGCTGCACTGAACGTTCTACAAGACCTACTCGGCATGCAGCACGCGACCAAAGAGCAGGTAATCGAGCAACTGAAAAATGTCTTGTAGTATGGCAATAAGAACTTGTAAGCATTGCGCTTATTGGCAGGGTGGAGACGGTGCAACGTGGTGTGACCACGGACACTGCTACACAGAACCCGACCACTACACGCATTGCTACTGCTCACGAGAGGAGTGGTTCGAGAAAAGACAGTTAAGTTTAACTTTTGAAAAATAAAAACACAATGAAAAGGATTAGTTTCAAAGACAGCGGAGGTCTGAACCTCACGCAAGCCGTCCTGTCGGGACGCAAGACAATGACACGGAGAGCAGTCCCTTATCGGGTAGAGACAGACGCAATGAAGTATGCAGAAGGCGAGAGCAATTATACACGTGCAAAGTTCGAATACGTTTGCCAACACTCCCCCTACAAGATCGGCGATGTGGTCGCCATTCAGCAGGCGTACCAAGAGTATTTTGGAGAAGTGGATGCCACAAAGAATAAATTTAGAAAAACAATAGGTTGGACTAATAAGATGTTTGTCCGCGCAAGCCTCATGCCCCACCATATACGGATTACCGGTGTATGCGTAGAGCGATTGCAATTAATACCTTATGAGGATTGCCTACGGGAGGGAGTGTACAGAGATGTAGATGGTGGCAAAGTTATTGGCTATCCTTTCGGCGTGCCATTCTACTACACGTTCACGGGAGCAATCAGTAAGGACGAAAAAAACTTGCATTGGGCAACTCCCCGCGAAGCCTTCACCGCACTCATTGATAAAGTCAGTGGACGCGGAACATGGGACAGCAACCCGCTTGTTTGGTGCTATTCATTTGAATTGGTTGATTGACAATGAGCGAACTAATCATTGACAGCGTTTACGGGTGGCGCGAGGACGACTACGATGGCTATAACGACTACTACGTTAATACCGAGTACCACCGCTCCGAGACCACTCGCAAACGCTGTCAACAACAAGATGAAGAAGATGACGAATAAAGAACTACAACGGAAGATTGACGGCAGCATTCGCCTGCTGCAAGCCATTCAGAAATCGCACCCTGATGATGTGATAGAGATTGCATACAGTGGTGGAAAGGACAGTGATATTATACTGCAACTTGCCAAGGAGGCGGGTATCAACTATCGGGCAATCTACAGGAACACCACCATAGACCCTCCCGGAACTATTGCACATGTTAGAGCCATGGGCGCGGAGGTGTTACAACCAAAGCAGTCGTTTTTCAAACTTGTAGAGCAGAAAGGTACGCCACATCGTATTCGGAGGTTTTGCTGCGAGCAACTCAAAGAATACAAGGTACTCGATGTTGTCGTTATGGGTGTACGCCGTGCAGAAAGTACCAAACGCGCAGAGCGTTACAAAGAGCCTACAGAATGCCGCTACTATGGTAGCAAGAAGAACTATGTCGAAGCCGTATATCCGATACTTGAATGGAGTAATGACGATGTGAGGGATTTTATACAAGACAGAGGAATTACACTTGCTCCAGTGTACTACGATGAGAATGGAGATTTGCACGTAGAGAGGCGGTTGGGGTGTGTAGGTTGTCCGCTTAAGAGTAGAAAAAAACGTTTGGAAGATTTGCAGCAATATCCGAGTATAGTGCGAGCCTACGCAAGAGCGTTGGGGAAGTATCATCAGACACACGATGTTCAACTATTCCGAGACGAATACGAGCGGTTAGTTCGCGACTTGTTTTTTGATGAACAAGATGAGTTCGACAATGCAGTCAACGGTGGTATGTTTGGAGACACCGAGCGTGTGGACTGCAAAAAGTTTTTAGAAAATTATTTTAACGTCAAATTTTGAAATTATGAACGAAAAATTTCACGTGCCGTTCGATACGGCAATTTTACTCAGAAAAAAAAGGTATAACAACAAAGTGGATTATTATTATCTACCAAATGGGGAAATCTGTTTGGCTGTTATTACGGAAGTAAGCAATGATACGCTTGACTACGAGAACAACAGAACCATTGCCGCCCCAACATACCACGAAGTGTTGGATTGGCTGCAGGGGAAAGGAATATACATCACGTGTTACGCTCCATTGTCAAAACCTGTAGGGAGGTATGCAATATCGGTATTCAATAGCAATACCAATAATATCAATGATTGGGGACTGTGCAGAGATGTTTATCCAACACGCGAAGAAGCCATCAACGATGGAATACTCAAAGCGTTGGAAATGTTATAACAACCCCACACCGCAGGGGGTAAAAAACGGACGCGGTAAGTAAGACCAGAATTTTTCATTGTGCTGGCAGGTTTGTCCGTTCCTGCTTTTTTATCTAACAAAAAAAAGACAAATGAAACAACAAGACAAAGAGAACCTATTCACAATCGGTGCGGTACTAACGGCAGCGGCAGAGATATGCCTGCGGGACAGCGACTTGCAGCACCACCCGCACGTAAAGCCGGGTGCAAAGTACGTACTCACTAACCTACTGCACGCTATGGAGAGCGTCCGCCACTGGATGGGGAGAATGTCAGAGGTAATAATTGCCAACGACAAAGACAGTGCCGATGTGTACGACACGCAGTACTACAATGCGAATAACCTTGTGCAGTTAGCAATGATGTACTGCGACATCACCAACAGAGCGAACCCGACCTCCGATGAGGATTGTCGTAAAATGGTACAGACGCTGCTGAACCTCGCCCTCAAAGCAGGTGCGCAACCGTTCAGTCAAGAACTAATCAAGAAATACGAACCGAAAGTATGATAACGCAACGCGGCAAGAGAGCACCCGAGGTACAGCACGTGTGTGATGAGTGCGCACACGCTACCTACGACACCAACCCTTTGAATTTGAGTATCGGGGAGCGCAAGCCCACACTCATCATCTGCGCTTTGCAGCCGTTCCCCAAAATAGTTGTAGGCACAAGAGCCTGCAATAAGTTCAGACTTAAAAGCGACTTGTAAATAACAAACTAAAACAATAACGATTATGAGAGCAACCGAAGCCTATTTTAAGGCAAAAGAAGCAAAGATAAGGCGGATAAAAGAAGCACCCGCAAATGTCCAACCTAACAAAAATAATAACGATTATGACAACAAAAGAAATGATTGAAGTTATGCAAGCCTTCGCAAGAGGTGAGCAGATTGAGTATAGAGATAAAGGTGCAGAATGTTGGTTTCCTCTTAGTTTTGACCCTGACTGGAATTGGGAAAAGTTTGATTATCGAGTAAAGTTACAGCCAGCCTATCGTCCCTACAAGAATGCCGACGAGTTCTTGAAAGCGCAGAAAGAACATGGGATGTATCTTCATCACGATGACTTTCCAAATTGGTATCAACTGCCATTATTTGTAACTGATAAGGCAGTTACTTTATCTGATACTTTATCTGAAGTACATGATGACAGTAGATTTTATGAGCGTGAAATTACGCTTCTTAGACTTTTTAGAGAGTTCAAATGGCAGGACGGCACACCCTGCGGAGTAAAGGAGGAATGAGTATGATAAACGTAACAACCAATAGCAGAGATAACGATTATGACACGAGACAAAATGATTAACCGTTGGGAGGAGATAATCCCCACGGTATTCCGAGCCGAGGACAATATCCGAGAGCAGTTACAAGCAATCCTTGCCGCAGAACCCGACAAAGAGAAAGCCGCACAGCAGTACATTCACGCCATTGCCGTGGAGATAGTCAGCAGAGTAACTGATGAGCAACTGGCAAACATGGAGGACTATTGATTATGAACGACAGACTTTTGCAGCCACCCGCCACCTCGCAAGAGCATGAGCGAATAGAGATAGTTAAGAAGAACCAACAAGAGTACCACTTGATAGGTCGTGCTATTGCACGTGCAGGACATACTCTGTTTGAATACAACAAGGAGACCCACAAGGTACGGCGTGCGGAGATAAAACGCACGATGTACGTGTCCGACTTTAAGACTGGTGAGGTGGTATTTGACAATCGTTGCGAGGTGCGCAGGAATTGTATGTACCTGCAAGCACTAAACATCAAGAACGCTATAAAGATACTTCGCCGTGAGGGATTTGAGGTGGCAAACTAATAACTAATCAAACCATAGCAATATGAACAAAGATTTATTCAAGAACGCCAAGTTCGGTGATAAGTACAAGACACGTAGTGGGCAGACTGCCATATTCCTATACAAAGAAGATGGTCGCGTGTATGTGTTTATCAATGGGTATAGAAAACCCACTGTTGTTGCAGAGGACGGAAACTTTATGGCAGCAATGCCTTTCTGCAACACACATAGTATCAAAAGTCAGCAGGACATCATAGAGCCGATAAGTGAATAAAAAACATCTAAAAACAATAGCAATATGAAAACAATTGAAATTAATGGCAAAGAATATAAATTAGATATCGATAAGGCTAAGGAACAGGGGTTGCTTAAAGAGAAAGACAGCAAACCACGCAGTTGGGAGGAGTATGTAAAAATGGCAGAAACTGTCCAAATTGTACCTTGTGATGCGTATGCCAGTTATTTTGACAGAATAGACCAAGGAAAATTTACGTATGACCGATTCAATTCCTCTGTCGAAGCCAAAGCCTTTTGCGCTTTCGGCAAACTCATTCAGTTAAGAGATGCTTGGTGTGGCGATTGGAAGCCAGATTGGAGCAATGATGAGGTCAAGTATCATGTATGGATAATGGTTGACGAAATATGTATAGATAAAGCAATACATATTCAACATGTATTAGCGTTCCCAACTGAGGAAATGGCAATCGATTTCCTTAATACTTTTAGGGATTTAACAGAAGAAGCAAAAATGTTTTTGTAACTATGAAAGACTACCTATTGAATTTATTGCTTTTTCTTCTCTACTTGGCTGTGCTCTTTGCACTCTCTTTTGCTATATGATTGGATAGTACGACAAACGGCGGAGATAACGATGACGAGCTTGACTACTAATTGTACAGAGATACCCGAACTATTATGGCTCGGGTATCTGTTTGTTATAGTAAAAATATATCCAAAACCTGTATATAAATGAATAATACCCAGATAAATGATACTATCAAAAGTAAAGCAAAAAGTATCAAAAGTAAATGTTTAAATCGCATAAGTAGTTGTATCTTTGCACTTTGAAAAGACTTATTCATATTACAAATGCGTAATATCCTCGCACACGCAGGGTGAACGCATACAAAACAGGCAATTTATGGCATTTCCTTGGGGGGCAATAGTAGGATTAGCAGGGCAAGCCGTCAGTGGCATTGCGTCCGCTATGAATAATCGAAAGATGCAGCAGGCGGCAGACGCAGAGACTGCACGGCAGGTCGCGAGTAATGAAGCAAAGGCGTATGAAAATCCATTGTCTCGTAGTGAGAACCAGCAGGCGATGGCACAGTATGACCGCACATCCAAGCAGCAGTTGGAGAATGCACGTGGTGTGGCTACTATTACAGGTGCTACACCCGAGTATGCATTGGGAGTGCAGAAAGGCATTGCAGACGGACGTGCAGAGTTGATGGGTGGTATTGCCGCGGGCGCAAGTGCACAAAAGGACAAGTATCTGGATAAGGCAGAGAAAGCAAAGGAGCAGAAATTTGCAGACGACCAAGAGCGGAGATTAGCCCGAAATACCACATATGCCAACCTTGCTGCCAACGCTGCAAGTGCGGCTGGGAGTATCATGGATTCGTACACGGCAGGAAGACAGAAAGCGGTTGCCGTTCCGTCCGCTGGTAAAACACCGGCGCAAGTAACTTCTCAACAGCAGAACCTGCAAACGGTAACGAATGGCAACGCCCCCAAGAGCGAGAGATATGCGGCGGCAAGTCAATTGGCAGGCGGTGCAACGACACCAGAGGGCGCAGTATTACAGACTACTGCCAATGCGGCACAGAACACGCAGAAAGTTGCCACAGGAACGGCAGCAACTACCACCGCGCCAACTGTAGATATAGAGCCCGACCCGAGCGACTTCTTGGCTCATCAGGCGTGGGTTCAGCGGCAGAACAAACCCGCATGGCAAAGATAAGCAAAACGACATGAACTATGGCAGACGATAAGCAGAAATACAATCGCAATCTGACGACCACCCACGGTGACAGGACTACGGAGACTACCCACGAACCGAAAGTGACCACCAAGACCAAGCAGAGTGTAAACGGTTTCTACAACCCCGACGGCACGCCCAATGCGGCAGCACAGCAGGAGTTTGAAGCACAGCGACGCGCCACCGCCGCTGCGTATGGTATAGACCCGGAAACAGGGCGAGTACAACGCAGGTACATCTCCGACATTCTCGGCATTGACCCCGAAGTAATGCGCAAGCAGCGGCAACAGGAGGAAGAACTGAACCGTGCCAAACAGAAAGAATCGGCTCTATATAACTCTCTTGCCGTTCTCGGAGATATGATAACCACAGCAGGTGGCGGCAATGTATGGCAACGCAATGCCGACCAACACGCCAAAGAAGCACACGCCAACAACCTCGCTTTGGAGCGTGAGCAGCAGGCAGAGGACATCGCCAACAACACCAAGTTGCGCACCACGGAGCAAGCCTACGCAGCCGCCGTACAGAAACTGCGCGATTCGGTAGGCACGGCATTCGGTACGAAAATATCCAACACCGTCGAGCAAGGCGGAAAGACAACCGCCAAGACCACTCAAGGCAAAGACACCACCACCGGCTACATTGAGGGACGAACCGGAAAAGGCAGCGGTAATGGTAACGGTTCGGGGAGCAATGGTGGCAGCATAAAGACTGTAAAAATACAAGTTAAGGACACTAATGGAAACTTGGCAACTGAAGATTTCCATATTCCAGCCAATGACTTCGATGCGATGGGGCGCTATCTTTCGGCAGCATATCAAAACTTAACAGATAGCGGAAAGGATAATATAGACAAAGTTCTTGCTGCGAGTGGCATACTTCCACGCGACAATGGAGCAGGGAAAAATACATATGACGGTGCAGACTTATTGTCGAGTGGTATTGTATTCGATAACCCACAAATACGCGCGGAGTTCGTAAAAGTGATACAGGCAGACCAAACTCGCACGCCTGAAGAAAAACAAAACATAATAGGCATTATGCAACAGTATCCGACCGAAACCGCGAAGAAAAAAAGTTGGTGGCAGCGTTTTAAAGAGTGGATTAGTGGTGAAGAGGAGGATAATGGCGGGTTTAATCCCGATAGCAGAGATGAATCAATAACGACAGAGGGCGGACTATAAATTCATATAATATGGCAACTACAATTTCAGACATATACAAAAAAGCCATTGATAATGGTGTACTATCCAACAAAGTAAGTGAGGAGCGTTTTGCTCAAATGCTTCAAAACGAGCAAGAGCGCAAAGCATATTGGGAGTTTGCAAACAAACAGAAGCCAAATTTTTACTCATCCGACTATGATGTGTTCTCAAAGAATGCGTCTGCGTTGTTTGCTACCACAGAGCAGCCCAAAAACCAACCGATAGCCCAGCAGACCGAACCTCAAAATCCAAGCGTAAAGGACAATCCTGCCCCAACCACAGAAAAAGAGTATCAGGAGAAACTTGCCATACAGAACGAGTACGCTACGCCATTACCGGAAGGGACGGTGACGCCCGCTATGAAAAACAAACAGCCGCAAAAGTCGCTATGGCAACGTTTTGGAGAATTTGCATATCGGCAGGCGGAGAGTCAGCCCGAAGTGCAGATTGCTAAACAGCAAATGGAGCAGGACGCACAGCAACGTATCAAACAAGAACAAGAACGTGCGGCGGAAGAAGCACGGCAAAAAGAGGTTGCTCAGCAGATTGAGAAACGCCGTCCGATGTTTGAACAACAATGGAACGGCACGGAGGATAAAGAGGGCGATGTTGCACGACTCGACAAAGTGATGCAGGCGGCTACAGAGAAAGCCAATGCCGCAGCGGGCAAAGTGGCAGACGAGTACGCTGATGCCTATCGTTATTCGGGTATGATGGGCGGTTCTCGTCTCGCAATGGGACTTGAAGTCAAACGTGCGTACAACAAGGAAGCGTCGCCCGATGTGATTATGAACGCCTTTACACAATCATTGGACGAAGACTATCAATCCGCACTTAACAAACTGACTCAACAGACTGGCGGCGATGTTCCCAATGAGGTTTCTCGCCCGATGACGGAGCAAGAGTTGGCAGCAATGTACCAAAAGGCGGGCATTATGTCTCCGGAGGACTACGAATGGTATCGCCAATACGTACAAGGCAAACTGCAGGAAAAGTTCGCCGCAATGAATGTCCCGAAGAATAAGATGGATTACTTTGTGAATAAATTTATGCAAAGTAACCTTATCGGTCAATTGGCAACGCTCTATACGAGCACACCCTACCAACGTGCCGCGCAAATGCAGGGCGTTGATACATACGAGCAGGAGCATGACGATTTCGGTACGAAAGCAGTCGGTTTCGGTGCAGATGTAGCAGGGCTGTTGGCAGACCCGACTATGTTGGTTATGCCTATGGTCGGAAGTACTGTCGGCGGTGCAGTCGTCAGGGGAATAGCGGGCAACGCACTCGGCAAAATAGGGTATGCTTCGGCGCAGGATATAGCGGCACGCGCTATGATGCAGCGGGGTATATTGCAGACTGCAAACCGATTGGCAGGCAGTGCATTTACCTTTGCAGGCATTGACGCTACACACGATGTGGTAAACCAACTGTACCAACCTGTTTATAATGAAGAAACGGGGCAATATGAAAATGGCGATTGGCAGCCGTGGCAGACTGCAAAAGCGGCTGCAAAAGGTGCAATAACGGGTACAATCTTTGGTGGTGCAGGATTGTTGGGAGACCGCGCACAACACGTAATCGGTGAAGCATGGAATAAGACCGCAGGACTGATAGCAGGCAAGGCGACCCATTTCGTCGGTGGTACAAATGCGATGGTTGGAACATCGGTTGTGTCGCAGATACTGCAAGGACGCGATGTATCTGACATCAATTGGGGAGAAGAATATGCCAACGCTGCGGCAATGCAGTTGGTGTTTGACATACAAGGCGGTGTGCGTAACCTTGGTAAGGTCTATCGGAATGCAGCCGAATCGGGTAAGCCTATATCATTGCCCGAAGTATTCAAACTGAATTGGCAACGTATGAAAGCCGACCCCTATGCAGGTAGTTTTACGCAGGAGGAGATAGAACAATTCAATAAAGCAGGGTATCGGGGCAAAGACGGATACGAAATACTGCTGAATATGAATGGCGGTAAGGAGTATAAGACCCTCAACGAACTATACACTGTGTTAGACCGTATCGCAGAAGACCCAACCATTGATACTCAGGCTAAATATCGTCTTGCAAGTCTCATCTATGGCAAGACAGATGCCAATGTGCGCCCGGTTATGACTGACTCGTATCAAGACGAGCAGGGACGCTATGTGGTTCGAACGTATGACAATGCTGGACAGACGTATGAAACGCGATATTTCAACAGCGAGCAGAAAGCACAAGATTTCCGCAATGAGCGTCGCAATGAGACACAAGGCAATTTGAAAGAGTGGCAGGAAGGAGTGATTAAGAACTACTTCTTTGCTACGGAAATGCAACGTGTGGCAGATGCTGCCGTTGATGAGATACAAAAGCAGTATCCGCAATACACGAGGGAGCAACTCTACAACATTATGCGTGAGTCTATGCTTAATCCTCATACAGATAAAGGAAAAGCCATTGCGCAAGACGGCGAAGCAAGTGCAATCCGTAGCATGTTTGAGGAGTATTTGAGTGCCAATAGACCGCAGTCGCTTGATGTATTGGGAGTAATACGGCAAAACACGGCAGATAATTTTGGTATCACATTAGAAGATGTGCGTAACATCACAAGCAAAGACTATCGCGACTTGGATATGCGCGAGCGTGGTATATACGACGACTACGTTTCTCGTTTGTCTGACGCTATGCCAAGACCTCAAAAAGCCGCAGAAACACAACAGACCACTGAACCGCAACCTCCGCAAGGCGGTGCGGGCACAGGTGTGCAGGCATTGCCAGAGACTATTCGCAAAGAAACCGCTGCAGAGGTTGAACCGAATATAAACAAGGACGATGGTAATGTCTATGCTGTAACGAGAGCAGATGACGAGACAAAACGAGGATATGTCGTCAGTGGTAAGGTTGAAATTGACGGTACCGACCCCAATGCACCGCGTATCAGCAACAACGATGTCGTTACCGTGCGCTATGAGGACGGAACTGTAGAGCAACTATCTGCCAGAGACCTTAATCTTGCAACCACACCGACTCCTGCAGCAGATGTTATTCAGAATATAACTGATGAGCGTGTTGCTACCGCACAGGTAGCAGAGCAAGTCGCACAGACTTTCCGCGCAGGGCAGGAGGTTACTATGGACGACGGCAGTGGCAATACCTATACCTCGCACGTAGTAAGTGTGTCAACAGACGGCGTAGAGGTGGAGATTGAGAACGCACAAGGCGAACCCGATACCACCATTATCCCGAATGAAATAGCCCTTACTGCTTTACACCCAGTAGAGCAGAGACAGAGACAGCCCGAACAACAGGTAGAAAAACAAGAACCATTCGAGTTTGTTAAGACAGACCCATTCGGTAATCCGATTGTAGTGGAACAGCCCGAACAGATACCTACTACGCCACAGAAGATAGTGCCAAATATTGACACAATGCTTGCCGATGAGTTAGGTGCGAGCGTGGTTGAGTATCTGGGGGACAAGGCAAGTGCCATAGCCTATTTGGAAGCGGAGCGCGACAAGGCAGATGACGATGTCAAACGTTTGGCAAAGCAGAAAGTAACCCGCTACACCGACATTGCGGATTTCAAGCGTCAGAACGATGAACTGCAAACCGCCAAGAAAGCCGCTGCCGACCGCTACAATAAGTTACAGAACGCCATTGCTATCGCTAATAACTACAAGACACAGGCAGAGCAAGCCGAAGAAGCCGCACGCAAAGCACGTGAGGAAGAAAAACGAGCCGCCCGCCGACAGACACAAATCGCACAACTCTCCAATACTGCTCCCGCTGAGCGCTGGCAATCCGCACCGAAAGCAGAGGGCAATGAGGTAACACGCACTTTGCCGGACGGCACAGTCATCAAAGGGCATTACGTATTGGTTGAAGCGGGGGCTGCCACACCGAGCCACGACCCGTTCAACAGCTGGAACACCTCCAATGGTTTCCCGGTTACCGAGGACGGCAAGAATATCAACGACCGCGACTACAAGAACGACACGGACGCACAGCAAATCACTACGCAGATTGCACAGACCTATGACGGACAAGCCGTTGCACAAGTACCTGTCGTTTCGTCAGAGGGTATCGTATATGACGGCAACGGACGCACCATTGCAGGCAACATCGCGGCAGCAAACAATACCGACGGAGCGTATATCCAAGCCCTTGCGGATAATGCTGGTAACTTTGGCTTTGCGCCCGAGCAGGTGGCAGGTATGCAGCACCCGCGTGTCTATATGCAGACGGACGAGGATTTGCCGTACAATACCACAACCTTTGCCAAGTTCAACGCCCAAGAGAAGAAATCGCAGGGTAGTACCAACCGTGCAGTAAGCAGCAGTAAGAAACTTACAGACGCGGCACGAGACGGAATGTTGCGCATATTGGACGACTACGGAACACTCGATGCATTCTTTGCTTCCGAGAATGGTGCAAAGGATATTGTACGCTCGTTGCTTGATAACGGTATTATCACCCAACAGGAGGTGGCAGGACTTACCGAGAATACCGACCGTGGTTTTGTCCTCAGCCCCGCGGGCAAAGACTATGTTACAGACCTGCTCATCGGCGGTTTGTTTGATGAGCAGACTATCCGAATGCTCGGCAATGACAAAGGATTGAAACAATCTATCCTTCGTGCAATGCCGTCTATTGTAGAGAACAGACGTTTGGGAGACTATGCGCTGACGGATAACATTAATAATGCCATACGCTTGCTTTATGAAGCACGACAAGCAGGTGCGGCATATCCTTTGTACATACGTCAAGTGGACGCTTTTGAGGGGAAAGTAAGCGACCGTTTCTCTCCTTTTGAAATGTTGCTGGCAGAGGAGATGTCATCAGGCGTGGAGGACTTTCGACAAGTGCTCAACCTTTACAATAACTCCGCACGAGACGATGCCAATGGGCAAACGGGCTTGTTTGAACCGCGCACATTTGATGATATAAAGAAAGAAATACTACAACATTATGGAAGATCAACCGACCAATCAGCAGCCACCGCAGCAGAGTCAACCCAAAGCCGACCTGCAAACACGCAAACTGAACCTCCTGTACCAAGCACACCAACAGGTGATGGGCAAGGAGAAGTAGCAAACTTACCAAACGCAAGCCAGATTGCGGAAGAGGTAAATCAAATCAACAATACACGGATGTCTATTGACGATAGTCGTGTAAGCAATGAGCAGTTAGCCGAATTACAGGCACTATATACGGCGTGGAGAAGCGGTACTGAGGAAAACCAAAGCGAAAACTACACTCGTCTAAAAGACAAAGTTACGGAATTGAGCAATCAACAGTACTACACTATGCGCGATATGGACGAACTGACTGCCCGTATTGACGAGGAGTTAGGTGGACGAGCAGACAGAAAGAGCGGATATGCCGCAGTTCAACATTTGCTGACAAGCAATCCCGAATTAGGACGAGAGTTCCTCCGCCAAAATAATATCAATAAGGTTGAGGAATTAAAGGAATGGTGCGCGAAGCGTCAGTATAAATTGCGTGTAGGTAAAGGCAAAGAAGCACGTGAAGCGGCAGCACAGGCAAATGTAGATGCTATACTTGGCATGGCACATCGTGCTGCCGAAGAAAGTACACAGCAAGAGCCACAAGCAGCAGAGAGTGCGGAGCAAAACCAGCAATCAAACTCTGCGAAAGCCCCGAAAGACGAACAGTCCAAAGATAACGGCGGCAAAGAGCAGTCTCAATCGCAACAATCTGAGAATAAGATATTCACCGAGGACGCATATGAGGCAGCCCGCCGTCGTATGCATGAGCGTTTGAAAAGGCTGAACGCCGGATTAGACCCCGAAATGCTTTCGGACGGTCTCATTATGGCAGGCTATCACGTGGAGAAAGGCGCACGCAAGTTTGCAGAGTTTGCCCGCGAGATGATACGTGAGTTTGGCGACAAGATACGCCCTTACCTCAAATCGTTCTACAATGGTCTACGAGACCTGCCCGAAGCAGTCGATTTGTCGAAAGAGATGGACGACTACAGCACCGTGATGCAGTTCGATGTCAATAGCATTTCTATAGAGAGAGCAAAAGAGACGAAAAAAACGTCAGATATTTTGCCAAGTGCGGGAGAATCAGTAACTTTACAGCCGAAAAAGGTAGATGTAGAGGGGTTGTTTGGTGCTTTGAATACAAAAGGCGAAGCAAAACTCAGCGACCACATCGAACAAGAGTCTTTGTCGTCTGCAAATGCAGAGGATACGCAACCGATAGGCAATGTCATACAAAGCAAGCACACTAAGACAGGCGAAGACATCTGGATTGTCAAGCCGTCGGAACGTGTAAGCGATGACGAGTTTAAGTTGCTCAAAGCCCGTGCAAAAGCAAACAACGGCTACTATAGTAGTTTTGCCAAGAACCGCGGCTTTATATTCAAGTCTAAAGAGGACGCTAACAATTTCAACAACATAAGCGATGAAGAGATTACAACAGACCAAACAAGCGCAGATACAGAAACTGCTGTCCGCACGGCAGAAACTGTTGTCGGAGAAACAGCGACTATCACAAGAGATAGACGAGATAGTAACCGAGCAGAGGGAGAACCCGGCACAGAGAGCATTGAGGGAGGGGTACGAGAACCTCGGAATGTAGAACTCACCCCCGAACAGGCTAATGAGCAGGTTACTACCCGCCAGCAGGCTATTGCTAAGATAGACAATGCCAATGATAAAACAACCGACCAACTCGCCGTGTTGGGTTTCTATGAAGCCGACACTTCCGACCCGACAAAGCTCCACGAGTCGTATGGCTATATCAAGACGGCAGAGGCAAAAGCCGTTAAGGATATTGACCGTCTTGCAAAACAACTTGCAGACGATTTGGGTATAAAGGTAAGCAAGCGCAAGACGATTGCCAAAGCAAACATTGCACCCGCGGGCGGGAATATATCATTCCGTTTGCCATTGGAGAATGGAAAGGAACTGTATCTTAGTGTAGATATAGAGCCGAATTTCAATGATTACTATCGTGCAGACGGAGATGCAAACTCGTTGGTGGCAGACCATATGTTTTGGCGCATAGAAGACCCGCAAGCCAATGGAACAAGCCGTTATCTAACATCCAACCAAAACTATGGTTTATTTGAGCGTGGACAAGTGACGACCACGTATGCTGACTTGCTACGTGATATTCGCAGAATGGGCAGAGACTACCTATCAGCTATTCCTACTGGTACGACCAAGCAAGAAATAGCCAAACAGATTGCGGAGAAAACCACCCGCAAAAAGAAAGATACGACCCGCATTGCCGACACTCAGTCCATGCTTGACCTTTTCGGTGATGTAGCCGAGACTATGAACGAGGGTGCGCAGCAGGAACAAGACGGATGGAACCCACAAGCAAGTACCGATGAGGAGTTGCAACACGGCTATAACGTAGGCGATAAGGTGCCGTATCAAGGCAAAACGGCGGAAATTGTAGGCTTTGACAATGGACGGCTTGTGTTAGACCTAATGGGTAGCGGTTGGAATACCAAACTTGCAAGATTTGATGAGATAGAACATATAAATACAAACAACAATGGAGACACCACCGAAATACGAACTGATGGGCGGGGAGAAAATGGCACCGCTCAAACCGAACCAACCCGACAATCTCGGGACGAGAATGGAACGTTGGGAGGAAGCGAACAACCGCAAGATGAAAGACCTGTCGGCAGACGAGTGGATACAGGTAGTAAACCACATCGGGTGCATGACGGAGAGCGAAGCGCAGGAACTCCTGTACAGCCTACAGAGCAGACTGTAACCCAATCCGAGCAGACGGATATTGAGCCGTCACAATGGCGTAACACGCATAATTTTCACGCACGCGGCGGTGAACGTCTTTCGCCCACTGCGCCTAAGGCACGCTACGAGGCGAACCTCGCGGCTATCCGCTTGTTGAAACAACTACAGGACGAGGGCAGACAAGCCACCGCCCAAGAAAAGGACATCCTTGCACAATACAGCGGCTGGGGTGGTCTTGGCGAGTTCTTCAAAGGCGAACCGGGTACAACGTATTATTCGCAACAAGGGGAGCAGTCACCGTATCAAGTCCTGCAATCCTTACTGACTGACGAGGAGTTGCAAGCAGCGCAACTCTCCCGCAACTCCGCATACTACACGCCCGAAAGCGTAATCAACAGTATGTGGCAGGTCGCCGAGCGTTTGGGCTTTAAGGGCGGCAATATCTTGGAGGGGTCGGCTGGCATCGGCAATATCTTTGCCCTTATGCCGAGCGATATATCTCACCGCAGCAACCTTACAGCCGTTGAGATAGATGACATCACCGCGGGCATACTCTCGCAACTATACCCTGACGCGACTACATACCACGCAGGTTTCCAAGATGTGGATATACCCAACAACTCGCAAGACCTTGTTATTACAAACGTGCCATTTGTTACAGGGTTGCACGTTTATGACAAGCAGGAGAAAGACTTGTCGAAACGCTTTGGAAATATTCACGATTTCTGTATTGCAAAGAATGTGCGCAAACTGAAACAGGGCGGTTTGGGTATCTTTATCAGCAGTAGCGGAACGCTTGACAACTCCAAAGACTTGCGTGTATGGCTCAACAATGAGGGCGATGCCGATGTGATTGGTGCATTCCGTCTTAATCGTGAAACCTTTGGCGGTACAAGCGCGACATCGGACATCATCGTGGTGCGCAAGCGTGTAAACGGGCAGAAAGACCCACGCTCCATTGATGTACTTGACACTGCAACTGACCGCATAGCCAAACAACCACAAGACGAGGTGTTTGATAAATACACCAATCAATTTAAGAAGCCAGCAGATAAAGAAATAAAACTTGTGTATAACAAGTACTTTGTCGAGCACCCGTTGAGTATGGGAGGTGAGATGGGCTTCGGTTTTGAACACGGCGACACTCGCTGGGGAGGGACTACGGCTGGCTGCTATCCAGAACCGACTATCAACCAGTCCGCTCGTTTGAAAGATTGGATAGATAGTATCGAGCAATCGGAGCAGTTACCAACTTATGACGAACTGAAACAAGGTGCGCAAGTACCCAATGGCACGTATGAGACCTACGAGGGTGCAGTTCCCTATGGTTCGTTGATACTTAACTCCAAGGGTGAGATATGCAAAGCATACCACGGCACTGCCGTTCCTGTAGAGGGTATCAACTCCAATAAAGTAAAAGGTTACTCAAAGTCGCAAGTACTGAAAGACTACAATGCTATCAAACAAGCCATTGACAACTTGTTGCAGGCACAGACAAAGAATGTGTCGGATAGCGAGTTGAAACCCTACTTGCAGCAACTAAACAAGGTCTATGACGATTTTGTCCGCAAATATGGCAATCTGAACCGAAACACCTCCCTTGCATTCTTGCGAAATGATGTACAGTGGGCAAGTGTAGCCGCTATTGAGAAAGTCAAAGAAACGGTCGATGTAAACGGCAAAAAGAAAATACAAGTAGCCAAAACTGACTTGTTCAGCAAGCGTGTAGTCGGCGTGCAAGCCGTTCCCAAGGCAGAGAATACCCGAGACGGTATCATTCTGTCTATGCAGCAGTTCGGTACAATCCGTCCCGATAAAATTGCGGAATGGTTGAGCAAACCCACGGACGAGGTTGAGAAAGAGATTATCGGCACTCGTTTGGGTTTCCGCGACCCACAGACAGGTAACATACAAGTGCGCTACGAGTATCTGTCTGGAAATGTACGTGAGAAATTGGCTTATGCCATGGAACACAACGAGAACGGCTCGCTGGACGCCAATATTGAGGAGTTGCGCAAGGTGATACCTATTGATATTCCTGCGCACTTGATAGAGTTCAATATCGGCTCTACGTGGATACCGAAAGAGTTGTATTTGCAGTATGCAAAGGAAAAGTATGACTTGGATAATCTAAAACTCAACCACGTAGGCAGTGCATGGGTGTCTAACGATGTATGGGGGCGGAATGAAAAGAACCGCTCTGAAGGTGTGTACTCCGATATGCTGGGTATTCAAATCTATGGTCACGAGTTAATGCTTGCGGCTATGAACAATGTGCCTGTAGTAGTCAGTCGGGTGGAGAAACACTCCGACGGAACGAGCGAGACACGCACCGACAAGGTGGCATCGGCAGCCTGCTCCGACAAAATCAGTCAGATTAAGGACGACTTTGTAGATTGGGCAAGAGGAAAAATGCAGCAGGATAGCGAACTTGCAGACCGCATACAGAAGATTTACAACGACCGCTTCAATGCCATTGTGCCGATGTTGAAAGTGGATAAAGAATTCCTTTCCGAACATCTCCCCGGACAAAATAGTGCCAAATACACACTATATCCGCACCAGCAACAAGCCGTTGCACGAGGTCTGACACAAGCACTTATGCTTGCACATGAGGTCGGTACGGGTAAGACCATATCGCTTATATCCACCGCAATGGAAATGCGTTGTCTCGGTACGGCAAAGAAACCTATGATTGTCGTGCAAAATGCCACTACGCAGCAGTTCGTAGCGGACGCAAAGGACTTGTACCCCAATGCCAAGATACTTACCGTGAGCGACCGAGACCGCACCGCAGAGGGACGGCAAGAGTTCTATGCCAAAATCAAGTACAACGACTGGGATTTGATTATCGTTCCGCAATCGGTATTCGATATGATACCCGATAGCGAAGCACGTATGCGCGACTTTATCAACGAGAAGATAGAGGAGAAAATGCACGCTATCGAAGCCGCAAAGGAGGCAGGGCTTGATAACAATGTTACCAAGCGCATGGAACGTGAACTTGGTATGCTGCAAGAAGACCTCGAAACCAACAATATGAGCGGAAAGAGGAGCGGCAAGAAAGCAAAGGAAAAGGATGCGAAGAAAGAAGCAGAGCAACGTGCCAATACCGAGGCACGCGCACAGGCAATGCTTGACCGCAAGACGGACGACATCGAGAACTTTGACGAAATGGGTATAGATGCTCTACTCATAGACGAGGCGCACAACTACAAACATCTCGGCTTTGCCACGATGATGACCCGCGGAGTGAAAGGCGTTGACCCCAGTTATTCCAAGCGTGCGGCGGCTCTATATCTCAAGTGTCAGTCCATATACGAGCGCAACGGGCATAAGAATGTTATTTTCGCTACAGGTACGCCTATCAGCAACACAGCAGCGGAGATATGGACGTTTATGAAATACCTGATGCCAAAACAGACGCTCCAAGAGAACGAAATCTACTATTTTGACGATTTCGTGCATAACTTCGGAAAAATCAATGAGCAGTTGGAGTTTGCTACCAATGGCAAGTTCAAAGCCAACAACCGATTTGCACAATATGGGAACGTTCCAGAGTTGATGCGTCTGTGGCTGTCTGTAGCGGATTGTACGCTCACACGTGAGGTAGGACAGGTAAACGACAAAGTTCCCGAGTTAGAGGGTGGAAAGGCGCAGGATATATTCCTGCCGCAGTCTCCGTCTTTGATAGACATTATGAGTGCAGTACGTTCACAGTTGGAGATGTTCGAGAAAATGTCGGGTAAGGAAAAACGCGAAAACTCGTACATACCTCTAACTATGTATGGTATTGCCAAGCGTGCAGCAATAGACCCGCGCCTTGTGGATGCTAATGCCGTTGATGAACCACTTTCCAAAACCAATAGAGCCGTTGAGGAGATATTGCGTTCATTGAACGACAGCAAGAAATATAAAGGCACTGTGGCTATTTTCTGTGATAGTTACCAAAACAAACAGAGCGGTTTCAATCTGTTCAACGACATCAAAGAGAAACTAACCAAACAGGGCGTGTCTGCCAATCAGATTGCTATCATACGCAGCGAAATGTCCGATAGCGCAAAGCAGAAAATCTTTGATGCCGTACGCGAGGGGGATATTCGTGTAATAATGGGTAGTACCCAAACTTTGGGTACTGGCGTAAATATACAGACACGTTTGCACACACTCATTCACATGGACGCACCAGACCGCCCCATGGACTATACGCAGCGTAATGGTCGTATTTTGCGCCAAGGCAATATGCATAAAGAATGGGGTGTTCCTGTACGTGTGCTGCGGTTTGGTGTAGAAGACTCGCTTGATGTAACTTCTTATCAGAGACTAAAAACAAAGGCTGGTTTCATTGATTCCGTTATGAATGGTAAGTCAATGATTGAGAACAATCTCGAAAACCGTGTATTGGAAGATGTGGACGAGGGTATCTTTGATAATCCCGTGGCTATGCTTTCTGGGTCGCAGTATGCTTTGCTGAAATCACAAGCCGAGCGTGATTTGCGCAAATGGTCTGCACGTGCACAGCAATATCGTATAGACCAGATACTGATTGCCAAAAAGACGAAAGACAACGAAAAGATTATCGCCTATCGTAAACAGAAGATTGCCGACAATGAAAAGTTGATAGAGTTGTTGTCGCAGACATTCCCCGGCGGAAAAGTGAGTGAGTACAATATAAACGGCACCGTTTGCCATACCGCCGAGGAGGTTAAGAACGCACTCAAAGAGGTTAACAAAGATGTAACCACAGAGAGTGATGCCCTGCGCAAAGATGTATATGGCAGCAAAAAGGCATTGTCATATCCTATTACATTGAATGGAGTACCCTTTAATGTAGATGTACAACTAACCCGCAAGGTAAGTTATAAGGACGGTCAAAGCATTGTCAGCATTGAAAAGGAGGTACTCTATAGTGCTCCAACTCTCGGTATAGAACCGATTGCCTCGCCAACCAAAGTGATAGACCGTCTTATTGATATGATACAAGACGACATCATATCGGGCAAGCAGGCACGCGATGAGAATGCTTATTCCGCAGACTATATCAAGCGTTTGGAGAAAGAGAATGTACTTATGCGTGAGCGTGAGGGCAAGCCTTTCGAGCACCAAGTAGAATTGGAAAAAGCGCAGACATTGGTAGATGAGTATACCAAGAAAATGCAGGCAGAGTTGGCAGAGAAAGAAGCTAAATATGCCAACCAGTCCCATAATAGTGTCAATCTCGATAAGATGGATAGCGAGGACGATACGACCGATGCTCCCGAAGCCCAATACGATGAGTTGGACTACGATACCGACAACCTTACTGACGCACAGCAGTTGGCTACCGGCACCGGCTTATTCGCTTTGGATAACGCAGGCATTGCCGTAGAGCGTGTATCAGAAGAGCAGGCAGAACGAGAGGTGTCGGCACAAAAAAAGTCATTGGATGATACCGCTACATGGAGTGAACTAATGGTTCGCGCCAACAAAGCCGCCGACATAACATCTAATGACAATGCAAAGGTACTACAAAAAATTGAGACCGCAAAAAGAAAACTCGAAACCGCTACGTGGAGAGAGGACAACCTACACACCAAAAATGCTGCAGACGTTTCGAGTTTAGACGATGCAAAGGTACGGCAAAAAATTGATATTTCCAAACAAAAGTTGGAAAATCAAAGCACAAAAAGTATAAAGAACCCTGTTTCGTTTATATCTGATATACTGGAACTACGCCAAACAGGCAGTAGTTACTATGGCACATTCAAACTGCAAGATGGTTCGTTTATCACTTTGCGTTTGAGCAACCATAATGCAACAGTTAGCAACTTTGATAATGAGGGAGAAACAGAGGGTGTTAGTATTGTTATATCTGCACACCCGTCTGAGGGTATTCGTAACGACGGTACGGCACATGTCGTTGAGTATTTCTACCGTAAGAAAGATTTATGGAACGCTTATGGCACTCCGTTAGCAGACATACTCGGTGATATTTCCGAATTGCTACGCACTGGTGAGTATAAAGATACCACAGGACTTGCACAACGCCAAGAGGTGAATATCCCAGCCGAACTGCAAAGTGCCGAATTCTCTATCCGCCAAACACCTGCTCCTAAAAACACAGGAATAGGTTACAAAGTATTCTATCGTGGTAAAGATGGAAAACTATACCCGCCAATGGTAGCCAATCCCAATGGAGCAGACACCCCAATTGGTGTATGGCTCAATGCGGACGCTGCTCCAATATCGGGAGAGAGCAAAACAGGGCGACCGCAAGTGAAAGCAGGAGGAAAAGGAACCCAAGGAGGCAGTGGACAACTCGCATATCGCCCGGGGTGGCATCTCGGAGAGATACCATATGCACTGCAATTCAACCGCAAAGACGAGAATGGAGACAAAACACTATTCCCGAAAGACTTTGTGTGGGCAGAGGTGGAATATGCTGCTGATGTAAACTACCAACAAGAGGCGGAGAAAGAGGGAATAACAGAGAATGGAAAGTATCGCCATTCCTATGTAGGACTAAAACATCTGCCAACTGACGGGTATTATCGCTACAGAACCAATCCTAATCCGGAGACTGACCCTTGGATTATTACTGGAGCAATGAAAGTTAACCGTGTGTTAACAAATGAAGAAGTTGACGACTTGGTACGTAAAGCAGGACGAGAACCACAGCAACGCGAATTCCTCCGCACCTCCAACGGCACTATCTGCGGCTACGCCAAAGACGGCAAGATTTACCTTACCGACCGTGGTCTCAACCCCAACACGCCTATCCACGAGTACACTCACTTGTGGGTAAAAGCCGTGCGCAACAACAATGCCGAACTATACGACAACCTGCGCGACCTGTTCAGCCGCGAGAATCTGCCCGATATGTGGGACGAACTCGACAACGACCCGCAATACCGCGACCTTTCGGACGAAGCCAAGTTGAGCGAGATTATTGCCCGTTTCAGTGGCAAGCGTGGCGCAGAGCGTATGGAGCAAGAGGCACAGAAACTTATTGACGATGCCAAGCAGCAGGGCAAGCGTGCCGTAGCCAACGCCATCTCGCTCTACGAGCGTATGCGCAACCTGCTCCGCCGTTTCTGGAACTGGGTAGGCGAACACCTGTTCCATATCAAGCATTTTGGCAGTCGCGAAGAAGCCGCCGACCGCGTACTCTACGACCTCCTCAACGCTACAGACCTCCACCAACCGCCCGCCGAAAAAGACAGCCAAGCCGAGTTCTCTATTCAGTCTGCAGGAGAAAGTGCCGAACCGACATCGCGTCTTACTCGTAGCGAGGTTGTAACAAAAATTCTCGTGCAGAATGCAAAGAACGACTACAATACTATGCAGGCGGCATTGAACAAAGTAAGTCAAGATATCAAAGGCATACGTGCCGCCATGCGCTTGCAGTCGGGCTATGACCGCAATGTGGTGAGCGCACTGCTCAACCTGTACAATACGTTGTTGCAAAGCAATAATGTATGGGCGGGATATATGCCAGATACCACACAGCGTGTCGCTGCCCAAATAGTAAACGCTATCGGCAAGCAAGACATCAACAAAGAGGTAAACACCATTATGGATTACATCGTTGATGCACAAACCAAGGCAGCGCAACGCCAATGGGACAAACTCCGCCAAACGCCTATTGATAAAATTAATATCAGTGGTGTAGTGGCACAAGGCAAAGTGGCATTGCAGGGGCAATATGCACTCAAAGCACTCAATAACGCATTAGAAAGCAAACTAACAGCCAGCCAACTGGAAGAAATGATAGGCAGTGCCATGGCAAACGAGGAGAATGCCACGGATGAAAGCCTGCGTACACAATACAAAGGCAAGTGGATAGGTTACTCCATTGCCCAGCAACACATGGAGCGTATCGGACACCTCAAACAAGAGCGGCAGCAGTTGCTTGACGAGTTAGACGCCAAGCGTTCCGACAAATCACTCAAACCCGCTGCCCGTCAGCAGGTAGTGGATAACATCAAGGAGATGCTGCGTGACAACAATACGGAGCAAACAAATGCATATATCCAATCGGCACGGGACTTGCAGGACTATATTGCCGAGCAGGGCAAACGTGCCAAAGGTTTCATTGAGAAGCAAAACGCCAACCGCGAGAAGATACGCGATTTTGCAGCCAAAGACCTTGCCGGAGTAGCAACCAATCCAAACCGCTTGCGTACCAAACGTTCAGTGGCACGCTCCATATGGGACGCTTTTGCTTCGCCTATCCGTGATTTGCAGTCTATGCTACGGCTTTGCGGTATGCACGCACCCGACGGTGAGGGGTATTTGTACAACCATTTTATGCGTAATTGGATGGACGGTGCAGACCGTGAGCGTCAGGGGATTGTAGAAGCGTCTCAAACGTTGGATAACAAGATTGCCGACCTTACTCATGGCAAGTACAAGACTTGGGAAGAAGCAGCACGCAAGATTAACAATGCAAGCCACAACAAGTTCTCTGTTACTATGCTAAACGGCGTGGACAAAGACGGTAACCCTGTCAATGAAGAAATATCGTTGAATGCAGGCAATGCGCTCTACATCTATGCAGTCAATAAAATGGCGGACGGAAAAATGAAACTCGCTGCTATGAATATCACCGATGCCGATGTGGAGAAACTCACCAATGATGTCCGTGAGAAATTCGGGCAGGAGATAATCGGTGTGGTCGATTGGATACAATCGGAGTATTTCTCGCAGTTGCGTAATCGATACAACCCCATACACGAAGATTTGTTCGGCGCACCGATGGACGCAATAGAGAACTATTTCCCATTGCGTATCAATGCCAATGCCCGTCAGAAGAATGAGGATTTGGGCGACCCTGATACAGAAGCAGCACGCTTACTGACAGGAACGAGTACCGGGGCTATCAAACGCCGTACCCGCAACACACTGCCGCTGGACGTACGCAATGCCGATTTCTTCTCGGAAGTGATACGCCATATCGCACAAATGGAGCGTTGGTCTGCCTTTGCACAATGGACGCGCGATGCCAATATCTTATTCTCGGATATTGATTTCCGCAACCGTATCAAGGGTATGGATGGGACTATCTACGGCAGCGGTGAACAACTTTACAACTACATGAAAGACGCTTTCCGCGTGGCTGTAGGCACGTACAAACCAAACACGGACACCTTCTCCGAGTTTGCCCTCAACGCTGCAAAAGGTGTAACCTCGGCGAAGATAAACTTCCGCCTGTTTACTGCTATCAAACAGTTAGCCTCATTCCCTGCGTTCTTTACCTATATGACCGACGGTGTATTTGTCAAGTCTTATATGCGCAACTGGCTAAAACCGCACGAGACAACGAAATGGGCGAAGGAGACCCTGCCCAACTTTGAGAAACGTGTAAGCAAGCGTGATATGGGTGATATGCGGCTTATGCAGCGTTCCACCGATTGGCAATGGAACAAGCGTATCTTGGAGATAAGCAGCAAGTACGGAATGGCTGCCAATGTCTTGTTTGATACACTGACTTGTGCCACAGGCGCACGAGCGGTCTATGACAGCCGTTATGCAGAATACAAACAGAAAGGCTATACCGAGGAAGAAGCAGCCAACCGCGCAAGACAGGATGCCGAAATGGCGTTCAATACCTCGCAGCAGTCGTCTGAGGGGGCTTTTATGGCACCTATCCAACTCGACCGCAATCTTGCGACAGCGGCATTGACGGTATTCCGAACCTCCAACTTCCAATATACCCGAAACCTGTTCTACAATATCCGTAATTTGAAAAACAAGTTAGGGCAAAAAGAGGAAATGATAGCGTCCCGCAAACAGCAGTATATCGCCGATGGTTTGACCGAGGAGCAAGCCCAACGCGCAGCAGAGCACGACTGGAGCCGTTCTAACCATTCCGACATCATAGGCATTGTGGTATATGGTGCATTGCTCAATCTCTTGTGGCGTTTGTTTGGTAACTTCCCGTATCTTATCTTTGGAGACGACAACGACAAGAAATCGGAAATCGCCAAGAAATCCGTTACAGGCGGTGCTTTCGTCAGTCCCGTTACAGGACTGCTCGGTGGTGGTATCGTTGAGCAAGCCTTGGACGGATATGGTGATGTCTCTAATATGTTCGCCCCGGAGTTACCTTTCACGCAAGATGTCAAGAAAGCGATGTCGTCTTTGAAGAATGACCAATATGCCGAATTTACCTCGCAGGCTTTGTCCGTACTTATGCAGTCTGGTGCAGGCTTTGACCCGCAAACGGCAGCCGATATGATTGCACGGACAGTCACGACTTTGGATAGCGAACAAGACCTTGATGCTGCTAAGCAGGCACTCCGTGTATTACAGGCAGTGCTGAGTATTCCGCAGTCGCAATACGAACAAATGCTGATAGACGAAGTAATAGACAACCGCCGCGACTATCGTGATGCACTCGCCGACTACAAACGTTACATATCTATTCACAAAGCACCGCTCACGTGGTATATGCGTAGCGATGAGAGCGAGAACAAAACAGATAAGTCGGCAGAAACACGCTTCAAGAAACTATACAATGAACGTAAAGAATTAAGAAACTAACTATGCCCCGCACCCCTAACTCCGAGAAGTACTCACCGCAGAAGCAACGCGAACAACTCCAAGTCCTCTGCGGTGAGGCTATCACCCAACTGCGCAAACAAATCAAAAAAGCGGACGCCAACACGCTCGCCCGCTTTGTCGTACAGGTACTGCCTTTAGTCCTCAACGAGGACACGCAGACTACCTCCGATGTTACTATGGAAATCCTTACCAAGAAAGCCCTAAAAGTCAAACTATGCGTTCAAGAGGCTACTGAGGCGCAACAGGCTTCCGAAGAAATCGCAACAGAGGAAGAAACTCCAGATGAAATAGTATCGGAAAATGCTCCGCACTGAACCGCAACCGCTTCAGATATACCCGCATAGAATAGTACTGCCGTGTACTGTTTATATAGCACAACTCCCGCCATAGCCGTGTCGTCTCCGCCATCGCCTCGTTGCACAACGCCACCAACTCTCGCCGCGACCTCGGTCGCCCGAAACGGTCTATCCGGTCATACCCGTCCGCGTGCAGCATCACGTGATACCGCACCACCCAGCGCAAGTCATACTCCCGCACACTCCTCACCGCTATATTGTTCTCATAGCAGCGCGTGCGCCCGAACAACTCCACGGCTTGTCTGTAAGCCTTTATCCAATTCCGTATCTTCATAGCCCTATATGCTCATATCATTGATTATCGTTTTCGTTACCGTGTGTACATCTGTCGCCTTGTTCACCCGCGGCGCAGGCATCTTCTTGTAGCAGAAATGCACACCCAGTGCACGAGTGATAACACGGTCATCGTGATTGTGCTTCCCTTCAACGTTGCCCAATGAGCCGTCTGCCTTACGCTCAAATATCTTCATCTCGTCCACCGCCTCGCGACACCGCTCTACGTACATTCCCTCGCGCAATGCCCACCCAAGGTCAGCGCAAATCTCCTCTTTAGACTGGTGGTTGGTATTCCAACCGTAGCGGAAACCGCCAGTCGTTCCGACATCAGTCTTGTTGGCAATGCTACGTTTGTATATATTCGGATAATAGTCCTTTATCTCGTCCAATACCGCGCGGAAACGGCTTTCCTTACTGCTATCGATAGTATTGCTCTCTATCACCAATAGTGCATTGTTGTAGTACGCCGCTATCTGTGCTATTCTCCATGCCAGCAAGTCCGTCTCACTCTCTTTGCCTGACCACTCTGCCACCACCTCGGGGTAGCCGTCTTCGCCCTCTTGCTGCCAATATCGGTCAAATATGCACGCTATCGTACTATCAGCCGCATCGGTAGCACCTTTGCCCAAATCGACGCACACCACATAGCGGTCGTGCATATCTACCGACTTATCCACATCTGCCCATACTTTGAGATTGCCTTTGCTATTCGGTTCAATGCGTAGGTTTTGCAGGTATTGTGTCTTGTTCAGACTACTTGCTGATGACACAATTTCGCCAACTATTTTCGGCTGCCTGCACGACTGATAGCACTCCTCCAAATACTCGTCCTTGAAATACCCGCGTCCTGTGGACTGAAAAGCCTCTATATCCGTACTCGGAAACTCCGACTTCATACGCCACTCGTCCATGCCGCGCGACTTGGTACGATACCAGTTTATCGCTTCTAATGTCGCACCCAACTGCCACAACGACCATTCGTATTCCGTCATAGACGCTATGAATTCCCTATATTCCTCGTCCGTTGTACTTGTGTTGAAAAGCGAAATTTTCTTTGAGTAGATGTCTATCATAAACCACGGTATAAATACAGGAGTAAAATTATTATCCCCTGCTTTGGCAGCGGTATAGGTATTATGAAAATAGTTACCCACACCCTTTGCGGTTGATTCTTCCACCAGCATTGTATATGCACCGGGTAAGATAGAGCCCTCAATGGATTGTATCACATCCTCTGGCGACTTACCCTCGGTCTCTTTCCATATACCCACCTCAGTAAGGTGTGCCATAGATATATCCTCGGAACGTATCTTGTTAGGTTTCTGCATAGAACCGATAGAGATAGTACAACCCCTATCCTCCAACAAGCGCACATCATTGGTACGCCCGTAAGGCTTGAGTACGGTAGGAACTCCCTCATCAATGAATGTGTCGTACTCTTGGCACGCCTGCTCATACATGGCGAGTACTACTTTTGATTGTTTCTCAACATCGCCCACAATAACTGAGTTCCAATGCATCTTGTGCATTTTCTGTATCCACATCATATAGAACTGCGTCATTGTACTACCACCCCACTGCCGCGCCTTGAGCAATATGATGTAGATAGGTACACCTGCTTTGCGCAACCGCTCCAATACGGACAAATAGTATCGTTGCGCACGATTGAGGATAAATGGGTCTCGTTTACCCTTGCCTTTATACTTTATCCGTATTTGCGTGCAACACCAGTACTCAAAGTCATACTTGCAGCGCACCTTGTGAAAATACCGCCATAACGATATTTGCTGCGTTTCCGATGCTGCTCCCCATATCCGTTTGCAGGCTTTTGCTAACGACTTTTCCTGTTGCAGTAGTTTCACAACAGGTTCATTCTCCATCTCAACAGGGATATTCATCTCGATAAATGGTACGTCCTCAACGCGAATAGGCACGCGTTGTATTTCGTTACAATACTGCGTGCCTTTCTGCGGGTCATATTGCGCGTTTACATACGCCAACCGCCGCGTGTTCTCTGCTATTATGTCGCTTGGGTTAATTGACATCTGATGCTAATATCGCATTGCAGGTCTCCAACGTATGCTCGCGTTTCGGGATAAACTCCTTATATATATCAATAGCCAAGGTGTGCATCTTGCGCAATTCCTCTACTTGCTGTTCATTTTGCACTATCTCACCACGTGAAACCAAAACCATATACGGATATAAGAACTCGTACATATCAATCTCTACGTGTCGAAAACTCTCCATTCGTTCCGCAAGCGGTGGAATGGATTGACTACCATGCCCTGCTTCTTCCTGCGCTTTCTGCGCTTTCTTCTCGCGTTTAATATCCTCTTTGGCTTCTTCCAGCTGCTCATTGTATAGTGCATTCTCACTTTTCAGCAATTCCTCCATAAAGGCTATTCGTTTCTTTATCTCCCTTTCATTGTCAGTTCGCTTCACACGTGATAGCCAAAACTTGCGCTTTTGTTTGGGCAATATCGCCTTAAATAGTCGCAATGTCGGTTCAATAAACAGATACGCCCGTTCACTCACACATAACGATATATTATGCACTGTCATTGGCAGACTAAAAAATGTTTCGTCCTTACTATTAGACAGCGAATAATAGTTTGTACGCATAATCGGCAACTCATCATGCAAGCGTGCCTTTAATTGCTCTGCGGTGTACCGCATATTCAGTTCCTGTTGTTTACTTTTTACTATTTCCATTTCGTCCGGTATAATTAAAGATTATTTCTTCTATCCGATGTGCCGACATATAGAATGACTTTGCTGGTTGTTCTACAACCGTTTCGTATAACCACATCTTTGGTGCATTAGGATTTGCCAACTTGAGTCGGTTATAATTATCCATTAGGTCTGCAATCATATCTTGCTTGCGACCTCTATTTCGGCATTGGTTATTGTTATTGATATACAATTGTGCCGTAAATGGAGTGATATAGAAGCGAGGGGCTGACATTTCTTGTATAAGCGAAATAATCGTCCGCCGCGAGACATTGTTAATCCCGCTACTTGCTGCAATGATGCGTTTGTGCGCCTCTCTCAATGCGCAATTCCGTTGCTCTATAACTCTATCAGTATCCATCTTGGCTGCAAAGATACGAAAAAAAATCGAATAAGTATCATAACTAAATAAAATACTATCAAAACTAAATAAGTAAAACGCACTTATTATACTATCTTTGCAGCCGAAAGCACTTAATCATTTATAACTATGGCAAAGGAAAATAAAGAAACACCAGAGGCTAATGCGCAAGTTCCAGCACAAGAGCCGTCGCAAACCCCTAACTTTGATAAATGGCGCACCAATATGCGCGGTAAGTACGGAGAGGATAAAACCGATGAGGAGTTATACGACCTTTCTATGAGTGGCTACGACGCAGAACACGATGCAGTTAAGCGTTACAGTGCCGAAGCAACGGAGTTGGAGGATATTCTATCAGCTAACCCCGACCTTGCAGGTGTATTCTCTGAGATATTCACTCGTGGCAAAGAAGGCAATCCTGCTGGTGCATTGCGTAATCTTCCGCCCGAATTGAAACGTTATATCACAGACGAGAGTTACGGAGACGAAGCATATCTTGCTGACAAGAAAGCACGCGAGGATGAGGCGGCTGCTCAAAAAGAAAAAGACGGAAAAATACAGTCATTGCGTGAACAAGCCTTTGATGAGGTATGTCAAGAAGATGGCGTGGCTGACCCTGAAGCGGCATTGGAGTCCTTGAAAGGTGTGCTTTATAATCCATGTGAAACGCTTGACCAATGCAAAGAGCAGGTGCGTGCGTTTTTGAAGATGGTGGACTATGACAATGCAGTAGAGGCGGCTGAAGTCCGTGGACGAAATGCTAATATCACTGCGCAACGCAAGAAATCTGCTGGTGGGACAGACGGACAAGCCAACCGCGCATCAGCGGCAGGTGGGGCAGGTGCACAAGGAAGCCCATTGGCTCGTATGGCGGAGATTGGTGCAAGGGCACGAAATCTATAACAAACATTTTGAACAACTAAACATTATCTATTATGGCAGAAATTCCTGTAAATCCTGCGACTTCGGGTACTGAACCCGGTGCAGGTACAATGCCGCAAAATGCTGGTTCTGGTGCAGATGGTATTGGCAATCACGGCAGTGGCGTATTCCCGACCGCTCCTAATGGTGGTGCGGGATTGAGTGATGGTTTAACCCGAACCATTGCTCCCGGTCTTATGCGAGACCAAAACGATGAGAACATTGTGAAAATGGGATGGTCGCAAACTCCTATCAATGCGATGATGCGCGATATGGGTTCGCGCAAAGTAAACAGCACTGTGTTCAAACATTGGAGTGTTGATTTGCGAGTAACCGAGGGTGTAACAGACAGTGCAGAACAGACGGTAAGCGGGAAGAGCCTTGACCGTAACAACCCCAAACCGACGGATATTACCGTTGCTGACGCTTATATCTTCGATGAGACCGACCAGATTATGTTTAATGGCATATCGGGTTACAAGTTGGAGAATGGCGTATTCTCAACACTACCGCACGTGAACATCAATGCTGTCGTAACAGCAGTCAAGGATGCTACAACGATTACTGTTCAGTTCTTGAACGGCGAGACTGATGCAGAGGGCAAAAAGAATTTGACCATTCCTGCAAACACTTCTATCGCTATCCTTGGGCATGCTGCCGCAGAGGAAGATGCAAGCACCACTCCATGGTTCTCGTTGCCTACTCCCGATGAGCAGTATATCCAAAAGTTTATGGTGCAATCGCAAGTGAGTGCCGTATTCCAACAGTCTGCTAAGGAGGTCAATTGGACGGAAAACGATGTGGACGAGGTTATTGTTCACCAACTTTTGGAAGATATTGAGAAAACGTATCTTTTCTCTGTCAAATCCTATACGTTCAATCCAACCGAGAAACGCTACACTCGTACCTGCTCAGGTATCATTGAGCAGATGATGCTGGGCGGTTCTACAACCGTGGATTTGTACAAGGGCGACCTTGAGTTTTCTGACCTGCTGGATGCCGTAAACAAAACTTTTATTGGCAACTCGGGTAGCAATACCCGTTACGGCTATATGGGTTGCAACGTAGCACCTGCTATCTGGGGCATTAAAGATGTAACAAAGATGGTAAAAATGTCGGAATTCCGTGCATTCAACTACGACTTTGCACAGTTGGGACTTATGGGTTACAATATCCGTTTCTACCATCACCCGTTGTTCGACAAAATGGACAAAGAGGGTAAGTCGTATCGTAACTGGGCATTGATTCTTGACCGCCAATACATTGAACGTCGTGTATATCGTTCCATGGAGGAGACTGTACTCGAGTTGAAGAAAACGGGTACATATGACGGAAACAGCCGTGTATGGTGCGAGATGTCCGCTCCTGTTGTGAAATATCCCAAGGCACACGCTTTGTGGATTTTCAAAGACGGCAACCGCCCTTCCGCCTAAAAGTTTTTCCAAATTGAATACAGAGGGCGGCAGTCCGCCGCTCTCTGTATCTTTTCAAATCGATAAAGATATGGCTATTTTCTTATCCAAAATCCCAAACCTTTCCACATCTATGCGTGTGAAAGGAGCTGTTTACCGTATTCAGTTTGTTCCACGAGATAAACCATACAACAATGGTATTTTTGCGGTCAGCGATGCGGTGTTGGTGAATGCTATCCGCAAACACCCCTATTTTGGCAATGTTATCACCGAATTGCACGAGGAGACAGTCACTCCTTCAACATCGGAGAATAAGAAAGCATACGTAGCAACTTACCCCGATGTTACCAAATCGCAGGGGGCGAAGGAAATTCTCGTCAATAAGTATAATGTCAGTGCGGAGACACTGACGAGCAAGGATGCTATCAAAGACGCCGCCGAGAAACTAAACATCTCCTTTCCTAACCTACAATGACCCGTGATGGTTACATATTGGCAGTCAAGGCAAAGTTGGACGAGATAAGTCCATTTGACGAACCTAACGGTTTCATCGCAGCCGCAGGAGACCCGGACTACGACGAGGTCAAACCTATCGTATCCTACATAGAGGAGATACTCGACAAAGCCGCGTGGTTCTGTCTCAACAACCTCCCCGCTACGCTTCTCGCCAAAGATGTGTCCGCCGACCAACTCAAAGCCGTCATAGACCGACGAGGCGTAGGACATATATCAGGTATTGACGAGTACTGGCGTCTGCTCCGTTTGCGGGACGACGCTTGCTTTTGGGAGCGCGATGTAACGGCGTTCATCTCCACCGCCGACCCTATCTACCTGTTGCAGCAGAACGCACATACACGTGGCGGCTGTTCCAAACCCGTAGTGGTCTATTCTCCCGAGACTGCCGAGTTGGAGTTGTACTCCTACCCCGCGTCATGCGGTTGCGGGTGTGCCTGCGGTACATTCACCCTGCCTGTAACCTTGTACTATATCAACAGCCATATCCCTGCCGAGCAGGTGCAGTCGGCTGTTGAGGATTTTATCGTTTTGGTGTGCGCTGCCTATGTAGAGGAGATTATAGGAGATGCCAACGCTTCCAAAGTCTTTATGGAGAAATACGAAAACAAAGCAAACACTATACTGCAATGATACCTACTACTTGCCCACACGGAAAAGACCCGCGTATGTGTGCATACTGCGACAAGAAAGACACCTGCGATTGCAGATGCGACAAAAACACCGATGTCATCTGGGGAGAAATTACCGGCGAACTCAAAGACCAAACCGATTTGCAAGCGGCTTTGGATAAGCATACAGCGGATATTCTTACCGCAGATACCTTGGCGCACAGCAATGAGCAACGTTTGGACGCTGTTGAGGGTACTGCGAATGAAGCAAACCAACGCTCCAAAGACAATTTAACTCGTTTGGATAGTGTAGATGGCATGGCAAAAACTACAAAAGCTTTGGCGGATGTACACACAACTCGTCTCAATAATGTAGAGGGTGTTGCCAACGGTGCCAATACCCGCAGCCAAGATAATATGAAGCGTCTTGACCGAGTAGAGGGTGTTGCCAACGGTGCCAATACCCGCAGCCAAGATAATATGAAGCGTCTTGACCGAGTGGAGGGTGTTGCCAACGGTGCGCAAGCATTGGCGAACAACCATACGGAGTTGATTAACAAGGTGGAAGATACGGCGGGTACGGCTTTGCAGACGGCGCAATTAGCCCAGAACGTAGGGAACGAAGCGTTGGACGGCATTGAGACATTGACATCGGAAATAGCAGGATTAAAGACGAGAATAGAAGCCTTGGAAGCCAAGGTCAATACTAACCAAAGTGCAGATAATGCCTGACAATTATGATAAGCTCAAAGCAGAAACATCATATAATCAACCAAGGCGTGCATTGTAAGATACGTTCTTACGGCAGCGGACTGAGCGTAGGCACGACCTACACGGCTTGCCTGTACTACTCGCCACGCAAAGAGGAATACCGCGCGGAACAGACCGCCGAGTGCGTACTCGTCCCCGACATCGTCAATGGAGAGGAGACACAACGACCCACCTGCGTGTTCGACTTTACACCCGAACAGACCAAACAACTCAAGGTAGGCAACGCTATACTCGAGATATACGACACCAACACCCTGCAACAAATGTTCTACGACGACAACTACGCAGAGGTACTGGCCACCTCGCTAACCCTCAAACAATAACCCTATGGCAGACGTATATACGGACATAGACAACACGCTGGATGTGGAGGCGAACTTCGACAACGCACAGCAAGACATCAATGCAGAGGAGCAGGCTACGGACAGCATACAGGTCGGTGCGCAGCCAGAGCAACTCTTGTCTCTGATAGGCGCAAACGAGAGACTTGCCGCGACGAATGCGCAGTTGGTGGAGCAAGTGCTGCCTACACTCCGTGGCGGCTTGCAGACAAAGGAGGTCTCCCCTACTGATATCGAACAGGTCGTTACACCCGATGACGGCTACCTCGGCTTGCAGCGGGTAAAGGTAGCACCCTACGAGAGGGAGGTGCAGGTGGTCAATCGCCGTGCCAACGAGAGCGAGTTCATCTACTATATGGAGGACATCGCCACCCAATACCAACGGAGCGACTACGCCGTATGTATGGCAGGGGAGTTCTACAAGAACGCAGATACCACTATCCTCGCAGGAGCAGACGCTTACCTCACCTCTGACGGTGATTTCTACACAGCACAGACGACACACACGTGGCACGACGATGACGATATACACAGCAACCGATGGGTGGTGTACTACTTCAAGCAGGGCGAGAATAAGTCGAACTTTATGATTGCAGACGCTTCCGCTTGCCCGACCGTCCTTGCCGTCAAAGGACACCTCGGGGCGATTATTGCGAATATCGCTGTGCCAATACAGGATATTATCGTTCCTGACGGGAGCAGTGTGCTGGACTTGAGATTCAGTAAAGCCGAGTGGTCCCATACAGCAATAGTTAAGCATATTCTTAATCAGACAGTGATTCTATTTAATGGTAATAGCAATGTCGTAGTAGGAGAGGCTCATCTAATCTCCACTGATATAGAGATAGCCAGCGGATGCAACAAATTGCAGCAATTAATGTTACCCGAGTTGGAAGCCACATATGACAATCCTATTGTAAGGAGTTGCGGACAGGTCCGCAAAATTGTGTTGCCCAAACTCAAATTATATGGTACCAAGACACATGGAGCCAACTGGGCAATGTTTAGCGGCTGTTCTGTTGATGTTGTTAATATGCCTGCATTGGAGACCATTAGTATAACATATCCGTTTACGAATGGCATTCGTAAACGGATATATATGCCGAGGCTCACGCAATTCTTAGGGAGTACATTTTTTTACACTAATGGCGAATTGAGTATAACTCACATCTTAATGGGTAGCATTGTAAGTTTCTCAACTTTCTCAAGCGGAGTAAAATTTACAAAATTGATACATTTCGAGTTCGGTGCGGACGGAGGTGCAGGACTATCGGCATCGCTCAATCTGTATTGCTGGACATGCTCTGCAATAGGCTTGACGGAAGACGACCTCGTGGAGGATAAGGACAAGTTTACAACCAATAAAGAGCAACTATTGTACAATTTCAGAACATATACCATAGAGCGGTTACAAAACCGCACCAACATGAGCAAACTGACGCTGACCATAGGCACATACCTCTATAACATCGTAACACAGGAGACAGACGACAATCTTACGAACGGAATACCTTATGGCGAGTGGCTGACCGCCAAGTTAGCGGAAATCAACTGGAGTTTGGCAAGCGCATAAAAAACAACTGATATGACAGAAACAACAATAACCATACTTAAGGCAGAGGACGGAATGTGGCTCTACCATGACGACAATGTGAATGACAAAGTGGTTCGCACCTTTGCCTCACAAGTGATGAACGCCGACGATAGTTGGCACGAGTGTACGGACGCAGAAAAGCAGAAATGGGAGGAGGCGCACAAGCCTGCTGACCCTCCCGAACCTCCGCATATTGAGGACACCCAAGCCGATGTAGTGGAGTAATGCAGATAGACATCGTAAAGATATTGCGTATAGTAGCAGGTATAGTGATATGCCTGCTATGGCTGTGTCTGCTGAACAGTTGCAAGACCTGCGAGTGCTTTCCGGGCATAGAGTATCGGGACAGCATAGTAACCCGATACTACCATGACACGATACAGACATACGAGAAAGATAGTATCTTTATCCACGCGCGGGGCGACACGGTGTGGCGTGAGCGTTGGTCGATACGCTGGCGGGACAAGATAGTGGAGCGGCACGACACTATCTACCAAGACCGTCAGACGGAGACGGTGCGGGTGGAGAAAGTAGTCCCCACGTTCTACCGTACTTGCACGCGAGGTTTTTGGCTGATATTGTCGATTCTTATCGTGGGTGCAGTGGGCAGGATATTGATACGAGTGTATTTGAAAAAGTAAAATCAATTATATGGAATGGATAAACATCATAGTCTCTGCGGTGTGTGCCTTGCTTGGCGCACTGGGTGGTGGTAGTGTATTCTACTTTCAGCAGAACAAGCGTCTGAAAGCAGCGGAGGCACAGCGTGCGGAGGTGATTGCTCACAACGAGGCAGAGAACAGTGAGGTGGAACGTTGGAAAGGTATCTCCGACAGGGCTGAGGAACAACTGAAAGAGGCGAGACTGCATATCCAGACAAAGAATGAGCAGGTGGACAGGCTGTACAAGCGGCAACACGAATTGGAGAACGATGTGCGTGTATTGACCAATAAATACAATTCTGCCATGCAGGTGATAGACCGCGTGCGCCATTACTATTGCACGAATAGACCGTGTCCTATCGGCAAAAGTATTCCGCCCGAACCCGTTACGGTGGAGCAGTTGGAGCAGGATATGCTTAAGGCGGGGCTGATACTGCCCGTAAGTACCACCGACAACCAAGATGATGACCCACAATGAGAACAACCATTCGTAAAATATCGTACATCGCCCGTCAAGTGATAGCCGCTCCCGCTCTTGCAGTGGGGCTGCTATGTATGGGTATATGGTACATTATAACCGACAAAGATTGATGCAACTGACAGAACATTTTACACTTGCCGAGTTTGTCCGCTCCGAGACGGCAGACCGTAACCATATCGATAATACGCCCTCACAAGAGGTGGTGGACAACCTGCGTGCCTTGTGCCGCAATGTCCTCGAACCAGCCAGAGTGGCTTTCGGTTCACCCATATACATCACGAGCGGCTACCGTTGCCCGGCACTCAACAAGGCTGTTGGCGGCAAGCCTACGAGTCAGCACTTGCGTGGCGAGGCAGCGGACTTGCAGGTGCGTGGCGTGAAGAACCTGCGCAAGTTGTACAACGCAATCCTTGACCACGGTGTGTTCGACCAACTGCTCTATGAGACCAACAAGTCGGGAGCGAAGTGGATACACGTGTCCTATACCTCCTACGGCAACAGGCGGCAGGCAATCGACAACTACAAAGCATAAGAGTATGATAAAAGATGGAACTTGTTATAGTTGTGAGTTGTTTTACACTATCTGTAATGGTGAAGAGTGCAGAGTTGTTACTAATTCGCCAAACAGAAACTTTGAAATGGTAACACTACCATTTTGCGCAACCCCGCAAATAGGTTAATTCCCCCGAAATCGTGGGAATTAGAATAATAACCAAGCGACCTTTGACATATTGAGAATAGTTGCGGTTATTTCCATTTGGGAAATAACCACTATGTTACATAACATATTGTGTATGTGGAAATTTTGTAGTAATTTTGCAACGCAAAATTAAATTACTATGGATAACAAAAAGGAAGCAGATACTCTACTTATTCACATAGAGCAGAGTAAGCCGATTGAGATAGGCGATTTTACAAAATCTCTCAACGGACTATGCGGCTTGTTTACACAGTATGCAGCCGAGAAAGGAATGTGCGGTGCAACCACTCCTAAATTGTATGTAAGTAAAATACAAGAGGGGTGTATTGATGTATTCCTACAACTTGCAGAAGCGTTTGTCCCATTTGTCACCGATGCAAATATCTACTTTGATTTTGTATCACATATTCGGAACATTAAAAATTTCTTTGTTAAGGGAGAGGGAGAAAAACCCAATCTCTCAAAAGCCGAGTTGGAAAATTTATCTGACTCTATGGCATTTGTTGTGAACGACCCTAAAGGCTCTGTTGGTATTCAAGCCATAGACGGAATAACCAAGAATGAGTATAATAATTGTACAATTCTGTATATAGACGGGAATGGCGTACAAAATCAAGTGGACATACTCAAAAAAGCATTACAAGAAGTTCCTGCTGATACTACAAAAACCTATACGAACCAATTGCTTACCATTTGTCAAGCGAAGGGAGATATGAAAGCCAAAACAGGAAACAGAGGTAGCATTGACAACCTTAATGGCGGTAAGCCATTACCTTTGTTTTTTGATGGAGACCTCAAACAACAAATACTGAAAAATGAGGGGACAAATCCCTTTACGAAAGCATTTCTTGTGGATGTAGAGGTTCGTACAGCAGGAGGAAAACCTTTGTATTATATAACAGCATTGCACGATGTTGTAGATATGGATTAAAGCCCCGCTCTACTTTCTTGTAGGGGCAAGAGCCATTTCCGAATGGCTTATTACAAAGCAACTATTCTCAATGAGTTTAGTTGCTTTTTTTGTATGTATAGAACAATGACCATAGACGAGTTACATACCCTTTGGGAGAAGAAGAACGGCGGCAAAGCCGCTCCGACGGAACACTCCTTGCAGGTGGAGTGCCTGCGTTGGTTGCGTGCTGCCTATCGGGATGTACTCTGCTATGCGATACCCAACGGAGCCTATACCACCAAGACGACCGCTCGTAAGTTAGTCGCCGAGGGTGTGTGCCATGGCATACCCGACTTGTGCATACCTATCGGCAGGAACGGCTACCACGCATTGTATATCGAGATGAAGAACGGCAAGGCTGGCAGGCTGTCCGACCACCAGAAAGAGGTTATTCCACGCCTGCAAGCCTACGGAAACAAAGTGGTGGTATGCAGAACGTTTGAGGATTTCCGCCGTGAGATAAAAGAATATCTAACACACTAATAATACAATTTTATGTACGCACGTTCATCTTGTAAAACTCAATACGTTGAGATAGAGCCGAAACAGCCACAGCCCTATCGCACTCCGTGGTGTGATATGCTCGGTTGCTGTTCGGGCGAAACTACCGACATTCTGCATTTCTACTACCCGCTGGCACTGCTCCAAGAAGAGGTACACAAACGCACGTCCTACCTCGGCAAGCACCGCAACTCCGAGAACGCCCCGCACTTACTCGACCTTATCAGTATGACCAAGGACGAGGACGACCTATTCCACTCGTTTGCCCGTACGGCAATGGCGAAAGTGTTCGACCCGCTCGGCAAGATGACCAAGCACATTGAGAAAGCCTACCTATGGGAAGCCAACGCCACCACGCTTACCATTACCAAAGGCGTAGTGCCTGCCGTGCAGTACTACAAGGGTATATACATCCTCTACAAGCGTGTACTCTATCTCGCTACTGGCAATGGCGACAGCGACACGTTGGAGAACCTTGCCCCCACGCCCGACTTCCGCGAGAGCATACACTACATTATCCAATGGGACAAGACGCTTAACCCAAATTTTATTGAGCCGTTAGACCAGTCCATACAAGACGCACTTGTCTATTTCATCATTTGGAAATGGTTACTCTCTGCCTATCCGAGTGAGGCGGAGACATACCAAGCGCAGTATGAGGACGCAGTCAAAGATATCAAGCGCAACTCGTCTCGTATGTTTCCCGACATAGTTTTCCGTATTCCACATATCTACTAAGCAGGCACTACTATGGATAAAGAACAAGTAAAAGCAATATCGTTGCAGGGCATTGTTCACAATGCCACCAAGATAGGTGTGCAGGACGGGCAATGCGAGGACTTGGTAAACCTGCGCTTAAAGGACGGCTCGTGGCGTACAAGCGGGGACGGCAAGCACGTGTTCTCTATGAACTATCAGAGCGATGTGTCGAATACTGCGGGCATATCCTATACGCAACTATTCATACATACGAATATATACCGCCACCTGCTCGGTGTGCGTAACAACAAACTCTATTGGTTCGGTAATATCAGCGCAGACGGAGAGTTTGAAACAATAAGCGAAAAGGAACTCGCACCCGCAAACAATGACTTGTATATTTGTCAAACGGGACACTTGCTAACTGTCATTGACGGAGATAGTTTCACATACCTGCTGTTCAAATCATCTAACAATGATTATAAGGCTCTCAATGTGGACTTAAACGGCTCGCAGGACAGTCGCACGCTCTATCCTTTCGGGCAGATACATTTCAACTATGCCGACGCAGGCAAGGCGGGGACAATCACCGAGGACAAGACCGGGCAGGATGGCTGGAGAAAATGGGGTATATACGGTGATTGGGGTAACGCAGGACAAGACATATATGCCGGTGGTGGCAAATTAGAGGAGATGTCCGGTGGCGGAGTGGAGACACTACACAACACTATGGTTAAGATGTACGGCGAGATTTTGGAGAAGAACTATTTTACTGACCCATTCCTTGTGTGTGCTGCTATCAAACTCTATGACGGTAAGTATATGTACGCCAGCGCACCCGCAATGATATTCCCACGTCAGTGTGCATACAACACCGCAACGCCCCGATACGTACACAAAGAGCCTACCAATACCACGAACAGCGGCTATGACGAATTGACATCAGACGCAGGTTTTTCTCATAGTGGCGCATTGCTTATACCCCAAAAAGAAGTCGATGCTTCTAAAATCAAGTGCCATATGGTTGGTGACAATTCTATGGGTGTAGCTGTTACTCTCAAAGGTATAGCATATGGAGCAGTCCAGAAACAGACTTCCGTTGATTTAACCAACGAAAACGGATACACAGGCAGCAAAGATTATCAGCGTGAACACGCACGACAGGGAGGAGAAGATACTGCTGGTTCGTTCCGCAATGGTATTTGCGCACATACGTATTGTATTGAAGGCGGTACAGGCGGGGTCGTGGGGCATCAGTATTCGTTGGACGGACAATATGCGTGGCAGTTCCAAATACGCGGATGCAATTTATGTGTATCTATTGATAGTTCGCTCGTAAAGGTAATGAACGACAACAAAGACCTATTCAAGTCTCTGTGTATTTTTATTACTCCGCAATCGTCCGTCTATAAAATGGATGTGAAAGACAAGGGCAGTTGTCGCGTTACATTGGATGTCGCACGGAGTAAGGTTAAAAACCACTTGAATGTAACCGCCATACTGCGTAGTTCCGTTGCTAATATGTCATATATCCCCAACCGTCGCGGGGATAAGGAAATACGCTACGACCTATTGCATAATCCATTCTATTTGCTTCGTGAGTACACGCAGGACGAGTTACCGAACTTGCTCAAAAACCCTGTAGTAGATTTGCAAGACCCGCAATTTGAGGGTGTGTTGAAAAACATTACACAGCAGGATACGCTAAAAGTGGAAGCCGTAAATAGGTACTCTTATATCCCAAAAGTACAATACACCTACAACGGTCGTCTTCATATTGCCAACTATACACAGTCGCAGTTCCATGGCTATCCGATAGACGTGTACCATCTCAACAACCACTCGTTAGAGTATGATGCGGCTTTGGATAATTTCCGTTGGTTCAAAGGCTCGTTACCTTATCTCAAATCATTCTATGATGATACACTGTCCGAGAAACGTACCGACCATTTCCTATCCAGATACGCTGGCACGCAGTTGGTAACGGCAATCAAGAAAGCGGGTGATGTGTCTGCTTATGTAGAGGTGGAGTGCGATACGGATGACGGCACACAGAGAGTGTGTCGATATATTCCGTTTACGCCTAAAAAGACTATCAATGGTTATGCCGACTTTATAGAAACGCTCGACCCGCTCCTTACTTTCCCCGACAGCCGTGCCAAGAAGATGACCATTAGTATTTTGGAGAATACCAACGGGACAACGATGACACTCTACAAGAAAGAGTTCAAGTTGGAGGCACATCCGTATCTGAACATTGCCTACTATTTGGACGATAGTCTTAAACCTATATTGCTTGATAAGGCTGCGACCAAGTCAGTTACAGAGTATCAGACAGGTGCAAAGCCGTTTTTCAACCAAGCCCCGCAGGAGACCAACACCACGGAGAGTTACCCCAACGGACTAAAAGTGAGTGCCACAAGTAACCCGATGTATTTCCCCGTCGAGAATACCTATCAAGTAGGGGCAGCGGAAATTGTGGCGATGATGTCGAATGCTGTTGCTGTAGGTGTAGGGCAGACGGGTTCTGCTCCACTATACGTATTCTGCAAAGACGGCGTATATGCGATGTTTGTGGACGAAACGGGTGAGATGACCTATACCAACTCGCGTATTATTGCGCGTGATGTCTGCAATAACGCAAGGTCGGTAACGCCTATTGATACGGGCGTAGTTTTCACCACCGACCGTGGACTAATGGAAATTGCCGGCGAACAGGTTACGGAGATAGGGCAACCTATGGAGGGCGACTGGGTAAAGTACACCACCCAGAACCATATAGACTTTTCCAAGATAGCAAAGAACGCCTACTATATGAAACGTATTGCCGCCCTTCCGGATGAGACTACGCTCGCCGAGGATAGTATGACGCAGGTGGATTTCTTAGAATACTTAAAAGGCAGTATTATCAACTACAATCACAACGAGCGGGAATTGATGGTTAGCAATCCCGCCTATCGCTATACGTATATACTCAACAGAGAGGGTAACTGGTCTCGCAGGGATATGCGTGCGGAGCAGTATGTAAACAACTACCCCACATCGTATCGTGTAGAGAAAGGCGAGTTGTACCAAGTAGATAAAGACAGTGATGCAGACAACGGTTTCTTCGTGATGTCGCACGTAGTCAAGTTGGATAGTATCGGTTTCAAAGAATTGCATCGCCTTGTTGCACGAGGCTATTGGGAGACTGTCAGCAAAAAGGAGTACAAGACCGTAGATGTCGGTGAGGAAGAAAGGGCGACATTTCTCAAATCCGCAGAGTACGGCAGAGAGGGGGAAACGGAAACATTGTCCGTTCCATACTTCGGCGCTTCCGAGGAGTACTCCAAAGAACGGGTGTTTGAACACAGCATTCCCGAACAGGTGGTATATCGTCAGTCTTTTACCACCTCAGCCTTTGAGACGTATCTGAATACCATTCGGAAAGAGAACGATATAATTGCCGACCGTACAGCCGTACACATATGCATAGCAGCCAAGGGGGCGTTGCGTATTCAGGAAGACAAGACATCGGTTAATATCGGTGTGCGGGTTATCCGTAACCAAACGGGAGAGGATATATTGCAGAATGACGATAACAACTGGATCGAGTTTGAGACTTATACCGATATTAACGAGGAGTATATCGACATTTATATTGCCCCGCAAGGAGACGGAGACTACATAGAATTGTCTCCAGATGATACCTATACGGTTGAGGTGTGGTTCTCCGCTTCCATATACGCCTATCTGCTCCGCAATACAGATTTCGTATCCGATGGCGACCTGCAAATGGATAGCCGTACGAAATTCATTGAGGCAGTAGATACAGGCGATAGCGTGGAAAAAAACATATCCGAGGATGGTGGTGATACCACCTTATTCCACAGAAAAGTATTGTCGTCTGTAACAATGCCTATCAAACTGTTCTGTCAGACGGAGCAGAATACGCTCCACTTGTTACAACCGCGATATGCTGTTCCCGAAGCAGACTGGAACGATAGGTATCAAAGTATCTATCGCGGATTGAAAAACGGCAACTACTACAGTAAGATAGTTGTCCCCGACGGCTACAACACACGGTTGATTTTAAGGTTGGAGAATTATATTCCTTCTGACCCTACATATAAAGACGACAACACCCCCAATGTACCCGAGACGCGTTTCCATATACCATTCGACAAGACGGAGCAGAGGCTGTACAACAAAGGTGCAGACATTAATGCTGGAGGAACATTTCCGATGTACATCGCTCTTGAAAACGATGTTGATAGTGTAAAAAAGATAATCGGAGATGTAAATAGGGGTGATGAAGGTGCTGAGTACGCAACAACCAAACTCGGTGATGTTTACTTAAGGCTCTATAACGAGAAAAGCGAGGTCGTCTGGTTTGCCAAATCGTCTTCTGTCCGGTTTGATAAAAACCAGTATATACTGAACGAGGACGGCAGTGTTTCCAAGGGCGGTTATACAAACGAGTTTACCCAGCAGATTGCATTCACCTTTGACGAAGCAAACTATGACGTTATCTTGCCTGCGGGGACGTACGAGTTTAAGATTGAATTTGAAAACTTTTCCTTGTGGGTAAGAGACGATGTGCAGTTCAAACTGGTAACACCTCTGTGGTACATAACCCTCGAAAACCAAACGGGCAGGATATACTACCAAGGCGGCATTGAAAAGATGTACTCTGACATCCAAGAGGGGAGCCTGTTCTCTATCAATACTATCATTCCCGCACATACCGAACAGGTAATAGACCCCGACAAGACATACGACACTATTCTCGGTTTGTATGTGTTTGGTTCGTATGACGGACGCAAGTGGGCTTGTCTCGGACATCGGGAGAAAAGCGGGGAGTTCCGCGACATCGGAACACTCGTGGAACGAACCGACTGCCGTTTCTTCCGCTTTATCCTTGCGGGGCAAGTCAGCAAAGACTCGCGCCTTGACTATTTCGAGGTTAGCAGCAGACAATCTAAATTATCCACTAAAATCAGATAACTATGGCAAAACTAACAAAGAATAACTACAAGCGTTTCACGCGAAAGAACTTGTTGCCTAACACAGACGGCAGCAAGCCCTATTCCGCCGCTGCGGAGCATATTTTTCAACAAAATCTGCAACTGCTTGACCGTTTCCACAAGTACTACGACAGCCTGCAAGACTTTCGCAAAAACAGGGAGCGGTGCAAGAACTACTATTTTGGAGACCAACTATCCGACAAAGTACCCGACCCGCAAGGTTGCGGTCTTGTCTCAGAGGAGGAACTGATGAAGCGACAAGGCATTACTCCGATGTCTCTCAATATCATACGCAAAGCGGTTAAGGCGGTTTTAGGTGTATATTGCCAATCCAACTTTGAACCATTGGCTATTGCCCGCGACCGGGACGAGCAGAAACTCGGCGAAATGATGTCCGTAGCAATGGAGTATGTCTATCAGAACCAAAACCTGCCCGAGATAAACACCCGCGGTTGTGAGGAGTTCTTGCTGTCTGCCATGCCCGGTTTCCGTGTAGGCTTTGACACCAACCAAGAACGAAAAAGCAGCGATGTAGTGGTGTCATTGATAGACGACAATCGTATAGGCTTTGACCCAAACACCACGGGACAATACTTTGAAAACATCAGTTGTATTGGCTATCTGCACGATATGTCTATCGGAGAGGTCTTGGCAAAGTTCGCTCATTCTCCAGTAGAGACCGCACAGATACGGCAGATTTACAAAGATTGTGAGATGCAATATACCGAAAATGGACAGACATTCAGCAAAGATACACGCCGTAGCCAAATAGATTTCTACCGTCCGTTGCAATCCGAACAATGCCGTGTCATAGAAATATGGACAAAAGAGCAATTCGATTCGTTTTATTGCCACGACACCGCCAAAGGCGAGCAATATTTTGTCAGTACCATAGAAGAGCAAAATATCATTGCCGAAAACAACCGCCGCATATTGGAGATGGTGCAGGCAGGCGGTACGGCGGAAGACGCTGCACTGATTGAGTATGAATACCGCGTTGAAGAAAAATGGGTGGTTCGTTATCTCACCCCGACGGGATATGTGCTATTGCAAGAGGAAACACCCTATACCCATGGCTCGCACCCGTTTGTAATAGGTGCTTTCCCTCTCGTGGACGGCGAGATACACTCCTTTGTGGAAGACGCTATCAACCCGCAACGAATGACCAACCGCCTTTTGTCGCGTATCGAGTACCAGCGTATGAATGACATCAAGGGCTTGTTCGTTGTGAATAAGAAAATACGAACGAGAAGTAATGTTGACTTAAAGGAAATTGCAGCCACAATTACATCGCCTGCTGGTGTTATTGAGTTAGACTGGGAGACTGGAGAAGAACCATTTAAGAACATCCATAGCACAAGCAGCAAGCAGGACGATGTGCAGATGTTGGGGCAGTATATGAGCCTGCTCAATGAAATCACAGGCGCACACGGTGCTATGCGTGGCGAACAAGCCAAGAGCGGAACACCATCTTCACTCTATGCGCAGGAGACACAGAACGCCAACAACAACATCGCTGATATGATGCAGTGGTATAATGGTCTTATTCGAAAGCGCGACTACAAGATTATGCAGGTTATTCAGCAGTATTACACCGACCGCCGTTACCTCAATATCGCAGGTAAAGACTACAGCGAGGAAAGCAAATGGTACGACCCTAACAAAGTGCGCAACTCGCAGTTCGACCTCGCACTTATCGAAAACCAGTCGCAGGGGGTATTCCGTGCGCAGAACGAAAACTTGCTGATGATGTTGTTGCAAAACGGAGCAATCGATGTAGAGACCTACTTGGAGAGCAGCACCTCGCCATTCGCTGACAAGATGTTGGAGCGTATCAAGCAGAAACAGCAGGAAGCCGCCGAAGCGCAGGCAATGCAACCACAAATTGCAGTGCAATAAGGTAGTGGATTGACAGAGACTTTGAATAATTCAAGAACGAAATACAGGAATATATGAAAACATAATCTCCAATTAATGGCAGAGAAAAAGAAAAACTCTCTGTCAGTAAAAATACAACATTCAGAACGTTTGCAGACAAATGAATGTTATATACAGCCACGTAGCCGCCCGACAGAGAGTAATAATCTATCGCGGCTACGTGGCATTATTATATTATTAAGTGTGTCTGCGGCTGCAAAAGTACAACTTAAATTTCAAAAATCCAAATGAAAAGCGAACTTTTTGCAAAAATCCTTTCTGTTGTTGCAGAGACGACAGAACTATCAACGGAGATTATTCTCTCTCAAAGTAAAACAGAAGAATGTGTGGCAGCACGAGCATTGTTTGTGCATTTTTGTTGTGTTAAAGGAGTTCCGACTTGTGCTATCAGAGACTATCTCGGGAGGAAACGAAATGATTGCATAACGCATTATCATTCTACGTATCATATATCTCATAATCATCAGCCTATTTCCGTAATCTTGCTACCATTATTGAACACAAGTTGTCGTCAATTATGATATAAGTCTCTGTATATTTGCTGATAACATACGGATAACTATTAGGCTATCAGCATAAAAGTCCGTACTTTTGCAGTGTCGGAACGGAGAGTGTTCCGATACCAATCGCAAAAGGGAAAAGATGCGGACAAATACCTATCATTATGGACGGTAATACTTTAAGCCCTGCTGATGTAATGTTGATGACCAAGCAACATTGCAATCGCGGAATGGCGGCAACAGGTGTCGGTCTTGCGGCAGGTCTCGGTGGTGGAGCGTTATTGCTTGCTATCGGTTTGGGCTGGGGACTGAACCAAGCCTCCAAGGCGCGTGCCAAAGCAGCCGAACAAGCGGTTGCAGGTAACAAGGATGCGTTGAATATGATGTCGCAGTTTATGCTGACCGAGCGCACCTCCCGTGAGACTTGGCAGAACGTGCATACTCCGACTATCAAGCAGTATGTTGATGTCAGTTCTACGGCTCAACAGGGTCAGCAATCCACGGCTTCTGCCACGGCAGAGGCTTTGGCACTGGCTATTGCGCAGAACAGCGGAATTAACTCGGCTATCTCGCACGACAGTTTTCTGAAAGTGCAACGCTATTCCTCTCCGCAACCTTGCGGGTGTGATACTTGCGGCAACTAAACAGAGAGAGGTAGTACCTCGAAAGCGGGGTACTACCTCTTTTAATCATGTAACCGTCATGTAACTATCATATAACAATTATGGCTCTGTTTGGAAATAAGACCTCGTATGATGTAACACTATTGCAGACTACTTCAAAGGACTCTTTGAAGCGTTCCGCACTACTGATATGCGGTGGTGATGTAAAAGCCGCCACGGAAGTATGTGAGTATTTTATGAAAGATATGCCCAATATGCCCGACTACGACCCGCAAGGCGTGTCGGCATTGACACAAGCCAAAGATACGGCGTTG